CTTATTCATATGTTTCTTTGCTGTCTTGCTGGTCTAGGTATCGGCACCCTCGCTGTCTGGGGATATCAAAAAATTAAGGAAAACAAGAACCACAATCCATAATGGAACACTTACTCGGACGGGCACTGCTGATTGTGGCAGTGCCTTTTGTTTTAGCAACACTATTCATTGCTACTAGAAAAGGTGGATACTATGACACCGATATGTACAAGGGAAATGGAACCGCCCACTAAGAGGCGGTATGACTTTGCATTATCATCCTTTGCAAGGATGTATGGTGTTCCTCATATCAATCAAGAGATGTCTGACTTTTGTTTTGAATGGGCATTGGGTATTGAGGTAGCACCATTAGATTGTTTACACCAAGTTGATCGTTACTTCAGACAACTATGGCAGTCCAACTAGGCATTCTATTTTTTATGTGTATGTTTGGCGTATTTTTATTTGTAGTTTCTCTTTTTGATCAATAATGCATGAACTAGGTCATATAGCAAGGATGGTAATGGAGCGTCAATGGTGCTTAGGTATCATGGGATTTCTTCTGGTGTTTGTCCCCATCCTAGGAATGTGGGCAGTCCATAAATATAATTGGGAGCACTGGGAACCTTTTGCAAGGAAGCACAAATGAGATCTCTTATTCTACTAAGTTGTTTTTTCCCATTGGTAATTATTTTTGTTGTGATGAAGCTTGCTGTTTGGGTAGACGCAGTTAATGCTGAGCAGAATTATGTCAGAGAAGATTCCAAACGACCACACGGACCCTATGTGGAAAACCCATATGGAGACGTTGATGAAGAGGACGAGGAATATGGAAGTAAAACAGATTATAGATGAAACCCTGTGGAAGTATTACTTCGAAAGGGGAATGGAGGTTCCACAGTGGAAAAGGAATGTGGATCCTAAATGGTGGACTGAGTATCTAATTGATTTAGGAATTGATCCACAGAATCCATGAACTTACTACTACGCCCATTAGAGAATATTAATGATCCTGTGTGGAGTGTCATCATTTCTATTGGGATTCTGTTGGTAGGAGTCCTCTACTGTGTTGTGACAATTCTCAAAATGGAGTAAATTGTTACAGAATGAACAAGAGGACTTGACTAAATAATGTATGATGGTCTATAATGACCATACGTTCATCCACTTCGGTGGACGCAAGTAAGTCGCGGAACGGAGCGTTCATCCTATGCTTTCATTAGCACTCATCTTTTTTAGTCATGTCCCAGTGGAGAATTATCTTCGCTGTGATGACTATGAATGGTTAAAACAAGGATTGGAAGAGACAACTCTTTTCACTCCTTTTGAAAAAGCTGATATCCTCATTCATTGGATGGAACATACTGACCCAGCATGTTTCCTGCCAGAGGCATAGGACGCAAACGACTGAAGGAACGGGAGATTCAATTCACCCTAGTATTTCAGGAGTAAAATCATGAACACCCTCACTCTGATCAAAAAGCAGATCCAGAAGCAAGCAGCACTGCACGATGCACAAATTTCTCACACCGCTTATCGTGGTGTAGTATATGAGTGCAAGCAAGGTGCTGAAGAAACTCATGGAACATTCTGCTACAGAGGTCACACCTATAATAAGTGATGGACTATCGATATCACTTTGATGATATGGATAGTGATAATAGACCTCCCGCATGTTATCAACTCAAATATAGAGGAGTAACATACTGGTCATGCTATAAGATTCACTTGCAGGAGTACTTCGAGCAATTGCTCGAAGTGCAACCCGTTTATAACCGAAGGGGTTGACACCCCTTCTTTTTTTGTGTATAATACCAACGAACTACCAAACGAACATGGGAATGTTTGACACAATCAGAAGTAGTTATGATCTCGGTCCAGGATTCTGGAGAAGAGATCTACAAACCAAAGGTCTCGAATGCCTTATGGTAGAATATTGGATTGATCCTAGTGGTCAATTGTTTGAGATTGACTATTCAGGCACTCAAGATTTTGATCTTTGCCCAGAACAAGAATCGAAAACCCCATGGAATCCTTACAAAGCGGTTCCTAATGGTAATCATGGAAAGGTTAGACCTGTCTATGTTACAGCAACAATCGAGGTTTATCCAGCAAAATGGGAATGTCATTACGCACCATTTCCAAGAAAGATTATTCAATTCGTTAACGGTAAATTAAATGAAGAAATTATTACTTGCATTGATTTTAGCGGCTGCTCCAGTTAATGCAGAACCGACCAAAGGGTATTACACCATGGATGCTATGGGGTGCATGATTGTACAGGAATGTACTGATGGCGTAATTCAAGTTTGGGGTGCAGATCAGTTGGAAGAACTCTTTCCAAATTCTGATTGGAACTTAGTTAAAGAAGAGTTCGCTCGAATGATGAACGCACTCAGCCAAGTTGGAGTTAGCGTATACATCGCACCAGAAAAGTATTTTCCAGTTGGACATCGTGGTGTCTACCATACTGTTAGTAATAATTTCTATCTTAATAGGAGTTATGTACACCGCCCTAATGTCATGATGACCGTCATGAGACATGAAGGATGGCACGCTGCACAAGATTGTATGGCAGGTAGCATTAAGAATAGTTTGATTGCTATCATCAAGAATGAAGAGGATGTGCCAGGATTGTGGCGTGAGATGGTAGAGGAGTCCTACCCTGCTGAAGCGGTTCCTTTTGAGGCAGAGGCAACCTGGGCAGGAAAGACCGCTAAGATGACCCAGGACGCCCTAGAAGCGTGTGCTGAGGGCAATATGTGGGAGAAGTACCCACCCACTCCATTAACAAAGAAATGGTTGAAAGAAAATGGCTACCTATGATGTCACACTAGAGGAGGATGGGGGCGATCTCATTCTTCCTGTTCCTGAAGATCTTATGGATGAACTTGGTTGGCAAGAGAATGATCTATTGGAATGGACTATCGAAGATGACCACATTGTATTGAGAAGAGTAGATGAAGATGAATGAATCAACTACTAGATCATACATTAAGGTGTATGACAACATTATTTCTGATGAACTCTGTGATCAAATTATTCAGGAGTTTAAAGATTCTGATTGGGAGATCTCAAAAATTGGTAAAGATCGGATTTTAAACACTGATCTTAGAAATTGCTTCTCAGTTCCAGTAAAGCATGAAACTGCAATAGACAAAGAAGTATTTCATTGCATGTCTACAGCACTACAAAAATATGCAAGTGAGTTTGCCCATGTGGATGTTTCAGAGGATACTGGATATATTCTCTTAAAATATACTGAAGGTCAATTTTACGTACAGCATATAGATTCGTTTAAAGAAAAAAATAGAGCACTAACATGCTCACTAATCTTGAATGATGACTATGAAGGAGGAGAGTTTGCTTTCTTCGATCGTGAAATGAAATTTAAATTAAAAAAGGGACAAGCAATTATGTTCCCATCAAATTTCATGTTCCCTCATGAAATACTCCCAGTTAAATCTGGCACACGATATTCTATTATTACTTGGTTTGTATAGATGAAGACGAATTGGAGGATCTGGGCGAAAGCATTAGGGGAGAAAGCACACAAGAAGGATCATATTGCTGATCAGGTTGCCAGTGTAAGAACTGTCATATTCTTTACTTACCTGGTCACTAATTGCTTTATTGTTGCTGGAGTCGTTCGTCACTGGAACGACGTTCCTCAACCTCTTGACAAACCAGAAGCAGTATGCTATTATCAATAGGTCTTCCACGGACACACATGGATCGATCTAAACTTAAACAACTTATTAGCGAACTTAAACGGGTAGTCAGTGAACTTGAGAGTGAAATCTACTCAGACACTGACACCTATCTCTCTTATGATGAGATTGCTAAATGTACTCCATTTGTCGAAGATGACGACGGGTATCCTGACTGACTTGGAAGGTCAAGCCGATAGGTGACGGCAGCTGTCTTGAAAACAGTCGAGGTGTTAAAGCCCTTAGGCGTTCGATTCGCCTACCTTCCGTTGTCAGGTTATGAAAACCTGACATAACGTATACTAATTGTATACATATATTACAACTGTCACATGTGACAGTTCGATAACAGCACCAATGCCTCAACTACTCGCAGCGGAATCTGTTATGATTAGCAAGCGTTGGAAGTCGATCCAACCAACATCTGTGGGTAACCATTCCACAAGTAAAAATCTTACGAGGTAAAAACAAATGATTAAATCCGCATTCGCAGCTCTGGCTGCTGCTCCCCTTTTCGCTGGCGCTGCTTTTGCAGGTCCTTACGTGAACGTCGAAGCCAACTCTGGTTGGACTGGTTCTAACTACAGCGGCACTGCTATCGACACCCATCTGGGTTACGAAGGTGCTCTGGGCGAATCCGCTTCTTGGTATGTCCAAGGTGGTGCTACGACCAAGCTTCCTGATGCTGGCACTGCTGACACTGTTCCTTCTGGTAAGGCAGGTCTGGGCGTCGGTCTGACCGATTCTGTTTCTGCTTACGGCGAAATCTCTTTCGTTGGTTCGGGCGTTGCTGGTGTTGACCGTTCTTACGGCACCAAAGCTGGTCTGAAGTGGGCATTCTGATCCACTAACTAAATCTGGGGACTTCGGTCCCCTTTTTTTATGATTAAGATTCTTCGCAGTCCAGTAACACACTTTAATCTTTTAGTGGTTGGGTTTTTGATTATAGTTCAAGGTATGCATACCCATGCACACCACACCATGAGTGTTGATACTGACTCATACGTTCGTGGTTTCTGTAAGAAGAATTTAGATACATGTAAAAACATTATCAGTGATCTGGGGGGTTGACACCCCCCTTTTTTATTGCTATACTAACATGGAGTTACCCCTGGAGGTCATGGAAGTCATTCTTTATTCAAAAGACAATTGTCAATGGTGTGATAGAGCAAAGATGCTATTTGACAATTTAGATGTTAAATATACTGAGTATAAGTACGAAAAGGACTTTACTAAAAAAGAATTCTACGCAGAGTTTGGTGAGGGTGCTACGTTCCCTCAGATTTCTATCAACACCAAACACATTGGAGGATTCAAAGACACGCTGCACTACTTCCAAGAAAACAATCTTATCTAATGGAACCTACAGAAGAAATTTATCTCCTTGTTGAAAAATCAATTGATGCTGCCTTTGATGGTAAGTTCTTGTTCAATCTTTACACCTATGTAAAGTCATCTAAGTTTACTAGAAGAGACATGACTGCATTCATTGAAAGTCCAACTGCAGAAAGCATATCTAACATTGTAACTGAGCTTGATCTTTACATTAAAGGTAAAGATAAGATTGCAAAGGAAGCATATGGTTATTTGAGCAAACCAAATGCAAGGAAGATTAAAGATTATCTGTACAAAATACTAGAGGATGCATGGAAGTATGAAAAAGAACGAAGACCAGGAAGAAAACCTGGAACAAAAAACAAACGTAAACGAGTCCTCAATAAATAAAGGAGATGAGTTTATGCGTTTACGTAAGGTCAAGAAAGATGTTGACCTAGACAAAGAGGAATTAGTGCCAAAGGGAGGCAAGGAAATGAACACCGCAGTAGTTTTAACTCTGTCCGTTATCATGACTATTGGTGGAACACTCATTGGATTTATTTTTGGGTGGTTAGCGAATGCTTATTACGACGATTTCCGAGAAACATTGCAAGCAATTCTTACTGAGGATAAAGAAGAGGTTGCAACGATCACTCCACATCCAGAAATGATGGACAGTCAAGGTAATCTAATTCCATTTCAAATTGCTAAACTCGTTAGCGTGGAATTTGAACCATCCGATGCATTTGATATGGATCCATTTCCAGATTCAGATGACGACTAAATAAAAACATACGAATTTTTGTATTACTCATGAAACTATTGATTTCTGAAGTCATTAAGAAGGCATCCAATGCCAAAACAAAAGCAGAAAAGATTAAGATCCTGCGAGACAATAACACTCAAGCACTTCGTTCCGTTTTGAAATGGAACTTTGACCCCAACATTACTTCAGATCTTCCTGAAGGAGAAGTGCCATATGATAAAAATGATGCACCTATTGGGACAGAGCATACTGTTCTTGAAAGAGAATCACGTAACCTCTGGAGATTTATCAAGGGTGCCAATACTCTTTCTCGCATGAAGAGAGAGCAACTTTTCATTCAACTTCTTGAGGGTTTGCATGAATCTGAAGCAGAGATTGTTTGTTTGGTCAAAGACAAAGAACTGCAATCTAAATTCAGAATTACACATGCTGTAGTTAAAGAAGCTTTTCCTGAGATTAAATGGAGTGATTCTTAATAGTGAATATTGTCAACGAAGACAGAGTGATTTACATGATTAAAAAATGCATTGAGGAGAAGCACCATGCCCGAGAAACTTTCCACAGAGTCCGACTATCAAACCCAGGATTCTGTGAAGACAGAATTAGAGAACTCATCGATGTCTTTCAACCTAACGGAATCGGATAAAGAACTACTACGCTCACGTTATGGGGTGGTAGTTTTTTCTCATGATTGTGACCCCAGCTTTATTGATAAAAAGCAATTCCCTTCTGATGCAGTTCTAATTACCTATGAAATAGAAGGTAAAATTACAAGGGATCATGTAAGGGGTCCAAAGGTTGTCAAGATATTTGATGCATACCACGATCTTCTCAAACCAGTTGGGGGAAAGATCTTGACAATTGAGAAATGGTATGGTATGGTTAATCCGAAACTTTGGGGAAACACTACTAAGAAAAAGAAATGAACGAAGATTGGCGCTACAACGACGAGCGTATGGAATTACGCCAAGAAGTTTACACAATCCTCCTCAATAGATTTGGAGGTTTAACAGACGACAATGGTGAACCTCTTCACAGTATGCAATCAATTACTGAGTGTTGTAATGATTGGGTTTCCCAAGGTCATGCTCTCCCAAATGGTATCGTAAAGTATTATCAAGCGTATTATGCAAGTTAAATTGATTAGTGTTACCCCTGATGCTGAAAAGACGATGGGGTATGTGGCACGTGTTAGTAACCCTAACAACCAAGAAAATCCAAAGGTTGCGGGTCTTTTATCCTATTGTATTAAACACCAGCATTGGAGCGTCTTTGAGCAGGCACACATGACGCTTGAGATTGAGACCACCAGGGGACTGGCAGCTCAAATTTTGAGGCATCGTTCGTTCACCTTCCAAGAGTTTTCCCAGCGGTATGCTGACAGTTCTATGTTGGCAGATGAGATCCCTCTGTTTGATCTTCGTTCCCAAGATCATAAGAACCGCCAGAACTCTATCGATGATGTTGATCCTTTCTTGAAGCAAGAACTTGAGATCACCATCAAGCGACACTTCCAGAGTGCCATGGACATCTACAAGCACATGCTTGAAATGGGAATTGCAAAAGAGTGTGCTCGTTTTGTGCTTCCCCTAGCAGTTCCCACCAGGATTTACATGACGGGATCAGTTCGCTCGTGGATTCACTACATTGAATTGCGTTCTGCTCATGGCACACAGAAAGAGCACATGGACATTGCTAACGAGTGTAAGAAAGTTTTCTCTGAGCAATTCCCTATCGTAGCAACTGCATTGGAGTGGATTGATGCCCCTGTATGATTTCAGAAACAAAGAAACTGGAGAGATCATTGAAGTTCGCATGAGTTTCACTGAGCTCGATAAATACAAGCAAGATAATCCTCATCTTGAGCAATACCATGGGAATTTCCCTGGTGTTGTTGCTGATGTGGGTATCCGAAACAAAGTTCCTGATGGATTCAGAGACGTTCTGAAGTCAATCAAGAAAGCAAACTACGGTTCTAACATCGACACCTACTAATTTTATGCCAAGAAGAAGAAAGGACAACCAGTTCGATTTTGTCAACAGCACTCCTAAGCAAATGAGACGTAAGAAACCGATCAATGTTGATCATCTCAAAGAGATTGAACCTCTTACCGAGAATCAAACTACAGCATTTGATGCGTATGAGAATGGTAAGAATCTTTTCCTTTATGGGTGTGCAGGTACTGGTAAAACCTTTATCGCAATGTATCTGGCACTGAAAGAAATTCTTTCTGGCACATCTCCTTACGAAAAACTTTATATGGTACGCTCTCTGGTTCCTACCAGAGAAATTGGATTCCTTCCTGGGGATCATGAAGATAAATCAAACCTTTATCAGATCCCTTATAAGAACATGGTTAAGTACATGTTCAAGATGCCTGATGATCCAGCATTCGATATGCTGTATGACAATCTGAAGGCACAAGAAACTATCTCCTTCTGGAGCACATCATTCCTTCGTGGTACAACTCTGGACAATGCAATCGTTATCGTTGACGAATGCCAGAACCTGAACTTCCACGAACTGGACTCTATCATCACTCGTGTTGGTGAGAATTGTAAGATCATCTTTGCAGGTGATGCACTTCAAACTGACCTCGTTAAAACAAACGAGAGGAATGGCATCCTTGACTTCATGAAGATCCTTGAGGTTATGGATGAGTTTGCAAGCATTGAATTTAATGTCAATGATATTGTGAGAAGTGGTCTGATTAAGAGTTACATTCTCAGTAAAATGCACCTTGGATTTGCCTAATGTTTAATCACGTTGATATGGGCGTGACTCTTGATAACCTGAAAGCGCAAACTGTTGATGGTAAAAGAGTTTACGCCGTTGGTGAGATGTTTTATCCTTCAATCTCTACCATCTGTTCTTTCCGAAAGCGTAAGTCCATTGCAGAATGGAGAGCACGAGTAGGAGAGGAAGAAGCAAACAAGATCTCTGTTCGAGCAGCGTCTGCTGGAACCACTCTACATAGTATAGTCGAAGATTACCTAAATAATAACTTAGACCTTGACAAGTACAAGGATAAGTTCCTTCCAGTACTGCTTTTCAAACAAGCAAAGCAGATGCTGAGTAAGATCGACAACATTCACTTTCAAGAGGCACCTCTTTATAGCCACGAATTTGGCATTGCTGGTAGAGTAGATTGTATTGCAGAGTTTGAAGGCAAACTTTCAATCATTGATTTTAAAACATCTTCCAAAGAGAAGAAAGAATCCTGGATTGAGAACTATTTTGTTCAAGAGACAGGGTATGCTAAAATGTATGAAGAACGATCTGGTATCAAGGTCGAACAGATCGTTACTCTAATTACCTGCCAAAATGGTTTCACTCAGGTCTTTGTTAAAGATCCTGAGGATTACGTGCCTCTGCTAAAAGATTACATTGCAGAGTATAAAGATGCCCATGAAACCAGGTAAAAACATAGATGAATTAATTGATGACAATTTTATGGATAAAAATAAGTTTTCAATGACCATTGAGAACATAGTTAAAGATAGTAAAAGAACCATCAATTATATTGATGCTATTGTTGACTATTGTGAAACAAAGGACATTGAAGTTGAGAGTGTAGTCAAACTGATTGCACCATCTTTGAAAGAAAAGATTAAAGCTGAAGCAACCCGTCTTAATTACATTAAGAAAACAACCAAAGGAGTTTTGCCGATCTGATTATGTCTGCTTTTGATGTGTACTCTGTTTATCTGGCAGTTAAATCTCATTTCACTACAGATAAGTATGATTTTTTTAGGTATGGTGGTAAGACAAGAACTTCTGAAGAGAAGTTCAATCAAAGAAATGATCGTTATTTCTTTGAAAAATTAGGTAGTAAGTACAATCAAAACGAAGTCCTAGAATACTTTGTTTCTAACTTTCTAGTCAATTCAAACTTCTACATCAAAGAGATGAAAGAAGAGAACTGGATTGAATGGAATAGGAAGAAGCAAAGTATGACTTATCTTTTTGGTCAAGATATCGAATCCATATTGGCGAGATATGAAACTCTCAATACGGCATTGCAGTGTACCAATATGCAACACTCAGGTATTATTAAAATGTATCTGGGTGGTCATATCATGATAGAGACATTAGTGATCTTAGATAGGATGACTAAATACTCTACACGTTATGATAGCATATTATCTAATGATGTAGTATGGAAGTCACTATCCAAAACAGTCAAAAAGTATGCTGCCTTTGTGAATTTTGACACTCTCAAGGCAAAGGAAATAATTTCTAGTAAGGTATGAATAACACAAACTTATTCTCATCGGAAATTGTTCGTAAAGAACTTATCGTTATGAAAGAACTTTACGACTCAACTTCCAAGCGAATCAGAAAGTTTGCGGATCTTGATGCTGATCAGAGACAAGAACTTTATAATGATATGGACTCTCTTGTAGAGAAGCAAGAACTTCTTTACACCAGGGTAATGCTTTGTGATGATGATGACAGCGAATTAATTAAGAAGAACTTTAGGGACGCTGCTGATGCCATGGGAATCCCATCCTTTGCGTTGGGACCTGAGATTTTTAAAGTAGCACGTTCTGCAGTCCAAACTTTGAGGGATCGAGACCAAGATTTGGACTGATAACCCCTTGACAGACCCTCACACATCTGTTATGATAATCCAGTCAATACGACACAATCCAACAAATCCATTCAATACGGAGAAAATTAAATGTCTTTCGCATCTCTCAAGACCCAAGGTTCCCTGCTGCAAAAGCTGAACCAAGAACTCAAGAAAGAAGAGGGTTCTACTGGGTACATTGATGATCGCATTTGGAAACCTGCCATGGGCAAAGATGGCGTCGGCAATGCCCTGATTCGTTTCCTCCCTCCTGCTGAAGGCAATGACATGCCTTGGGCAAAGGTTTATTCTCATGCTTTCCAAGGTCCTACTGGATCCTGGTACATTGAGAACTCTCTGACCACTGTTGGTCAGCAAGATCCCGTCAGCGAACTCAACCGTGTTCTTTGGAACAGCGGTCTTGACTCTGACAAAGAGGTTGCTCGTAAGCAGAAGCGTAAACTGTCTTACTACAGCAACATCTACGTGATCAAGGATTCTGCTAATCCTCAAAACGAAGGTCGTGTCTTCCTTTACAAGTACGGCAAGAAGATCCACGACAAGATCATTGCAGCAATGCAACCTGAGTTTGAAGGTGAAGAACCCATCAATCCTTTTGACTTCTGGCAAGGTGCTGACTTCAACCTTCGCATCAAGAAGGTTGCTGGTTACTGGAACTATGATTCCTCTGTCTTCGGTCGCCCTGGTGTTCTCGGTGGGTTTGATGACTCTGAACTGGAAAAGATCTACAACCAGATCCATGACCTGAATGAGTTCACTGATGCTAAGAACTTCAAGTCCTATGATGAACTGAAGAAGCGTCTTGACCTCGTGCTCAAGGGTGCTCCTCGCATCGATCGTGAAGAGTATGAGAACGACGTTGCCGCTGAGTACCAAGCAAGTGCTCCTGCACCTGTCCCTCAAGCAATGAAGGAAGAGTTGAATGCACTCAGCTCCTCGGGTGCCAGCGATGACACCTACAGTTACTTTGACTCTCTCGCCAACGAAGAGTTCTGATACAGAAGGGGGTCCTGAAAAGGATCCCCTTTTTTATTTCCCAAATCGAAATTCACTTTTTAGTTACAAAAAAGTCGGAAAAAAAACTCCGCCAAAAATTTGCTCAAAAGGGTCGATCATAAATAATCCATAGTGGTGAAAGGAATTTGTATGCTTTCTACGCAATATCGCCTCAGGTTAGAGTTTATTTGTAAAAGGATTGCCAATAATGAAGAAGTAAAGTTGGAAGATATGATTTGGGCAGAAAAGATTGCTAAATCATATACTACCGCAAGAGATTGGTTGAATAGAGCAAGACGTGAGTCAAATGGTATTGAGGAAGGAAGTATGGATGATTTTATGAATAAGATGGGATTAGGAGACCCCGACCCATCTAATCACAGTACGGGGTTTCAAAGTGCCGATGAAATTGTTGAATGGTTTAAGCAGGATAAACCAGACGACTGGAGGCAGAGAGATTAGTTATTAGAAATTTTGAGTTTTTCTGTAACAAACTCTGTACTTGGGGTAAATTTCATTTCTTTTTCGAAGATCTCAGTAAAGGAATCTACGAAAGAAGGTTTTAAAATGTAAATTTGCCTTTTTTCTTCATTTTTGTCTGCTTCATACTCATAGTTGGAAACTGCTCTTCTCGATAATGCCGCTGAGCGAGTAACTCCTTCTGGAGTGGTAAATCTAAAACTTTCACCAACGGTAATACCACTTTCTAGGATAATAGTGCCATTATACGTTTGTTGAAGAGTTTCGTAGTGATGGACATCTCCAGCATTTGCATATTTCTTGGCAACATACTCATTTAGCACTGTAGTGGTCATTGGCCAATCTTCATACACATTCTTAATGTTGTTAATAATCAAAATAATCCAATCTAACCCAGAATCGCCATAATAGTCGTATGCGACAGTATCGGGTCTTTCTCCATCTTGAATAAAGTAGTCCTCGAAGGTGGTTGCTCCTGGAAGAACGTCATCGATGATTTTGATTCTTGAGAAAATATTCTTAATTTGAATATATTTCCCATCGTACTTGTTTTTCTTATATTTCAGATATATGATATCTGATACTTTATCGAAGTATGACATTTTAGTTAATTCTCCTTAAATTATCTTCCAGTTCGCCAACGTTTTCTATTACGATAATTAGATGACTGATTGTTTACTGATGTTGTTTTTGCACTGGACTCATTTCCAAGATCAATAGGATCTTCAAATTCATCAAGATCTTCTCTAGTAAGTGCAGTCAATTCGGAAAACTGCATAGAGATTCTTACAGCAGTTACAAATCCACCTGGAGTCAAACTGAGAACATTATCTGGAGTATATGAGACATCAAATTTAGTCATGGCACAATATCTAGTTGCTGGGAAGAAAGAACTGATATCTGGACTGGTGGATGATGGTGTTACTAAATTATTTTTACGGACTGATACATTGTTTCTATATCCGCTAGGCATAATTCTAAACACATAGGGATATTTTAAGAAAATTGTATTATTTTTCGTATTGGAGTCACTTGCTGGGTGCATTGCAGATTTGAAAAATTTGACAATCTTTTTGATTTCAGTTTCTTCAGTTTTATTTCTTGCTACAAGCAAATAATCATAACTGAAGTCCCTCAGTTGCATTTTCTCAAAGGTCTGAATAGTGTTATCGTTAAATGTGACACCAAAGGCAGCACCCAAAACATTATCTAAATCTACTCCCTGGACTTTTGGAACATTCGTTAGTGCGTCTGCGACTGAATCACCTAAAACATTTGCAGCAGTTGCCGTACCAATTTTTGCTGCTTGACCAAGAGCCTCTCCAATATTTCCAGAACCAAATGCAGATCCTAAAGCACCAAATTGGACTTTTTGCCACTCTGCACCATAACTAAATTCCAGTTTTGGTGGAAGATATAAAAATACAGATCCTTTATCTACTGCTGAAGAAGTTGTGCCCCCAGTAGTTGCACCAGTAACGGTGCTTCCAATATTGTCTATACTATCTGTAGTTGAGATTTGAACATTGCTGCCAATAGCACTTTTAATATCTTTATTACCTACCTGAGGAGTACTTTGATAGTCATACGCCTTGAATTGTAGGTACAATCCAACATCGCTTACATTTAATGGATACTTATAGGTGGTCATAGTTTGCCTGATTTTTGTACTTTCGCCGCACTAATGAATCTATTCTTATTATCACGGAATTCTTCCAAAGTCAAAGCAGCATAATCCATTAGATCTTTATCACGCACTTTGAAAAACAGATTATCTGCTTTTGAAAAGATGTAGCGGTGTAATAATTTTGGGGGTATTTTGATACTTTTATTTAGATACTTTTTGGCGAGTAGAATTCTTTGCTTTTGAGTAGTGTAATGAAGATTTGCACCTAGAAACCCATCTTCATAGACATTTAATACTAAAACCAAGGGATACTTGTCCCACTGTCTTAAAAATGCTTTAAATTTTGGGTTATACTCAAATAAGTAAAAATCCCCAACCATAACATCATCAGAAATATTGGAAAATTCCAGCAAATAGTCAAATGCTACTTTTCTTTGGGTGGATATTGTTTTAGCACCCTTCTCTTTTATTTCTGATAGGACGCTCATACCTTTAACTCCTTTTCGGTTAGTATTTTAAATTCCCATTGCCTGTCTTTACAATACTCTCGTGCTGCTCTCCATTTTGCGTCATTAACTGCATATGTAGTAACTTCAGTTATATACCTCTTTGTACGACGCTGCTGCTTTTTGGGAGGTGTTGTTTGCTTAAGCGGTTTGATCTCGATAATAAGTTTCTCAATCCTCCCAGTTTTACTTCGTACTCTGACGTAGAAATCTGGGAAATACCGATGAACGCGATTATCGATAGGAGAGATATACGGGATAACAATTTCTTCTGACCCCCATTCTAGGACATTATCGTTTAAATCACAGTATTTCATAAATTTGAGTTCCCACAAACTTCTGTATATGATATTAGTGGGATCTCCTTTGTATTTCTTCCTGTTTGTCGGACGGTACTTTCCACTATAAGCCATAATATTGTTCGCTAAATATAAATATACTCTTCTAAGATGTATTTAGATGAAAATCAATGACATCCTAACTAATATTGTTGGACCTGGAGGTATTGCATCTTCCAATCGGTATCACGTATCCTTTCTTCCAGGGGAGACGTTACAGAATGCTATTGGAGTTTCTGGACTTCAGTCCCCTACAGTATACGAAAAGGAGTTTAATTCCAATGAGTTGATCAATAATGGAATTAAATTGAGTTTTTTATGTGATGAAGTAAATATCCCTGGATTCAGTGTATCTACTGGAGACCTTAAGGGATATGTACCTGGAATTAACGCTAGGTATGCACATACTAAAACTTTCAGAGAGTTTTCGATGACATTTTTAATGGATAGGGATCACCTTCCATTAAAGTTCTTACAATCATGGGGAGAACATATATTCCCATATAAGCAGATTGACGGTACTGATGAAAACCCTAATTCTGCAAATTTCTCTGCAAAACATAATTATTACATGTTGACTAATTATTATGATGATTACACCTGTGATATCTTTATTGAAAAGATTGAATCTGACAATAAAGATATGAATAGCAATTCCTACTACACCACAAAAGGTGTTAGTAAATATAGGATATATAAAGCGTTCCCATATATTGTGAATGACCTTACTCTTAGTAATGGTCCTAACCAACCACTCAAGGTTCAAGCATCATTTTACTTTGAACATGTGAGAGAAATTGCTCCAAGTACACCTGGAGTTCCACTGTCCGAAATTTTTAATGGCGGACCAACTGTATAATAACAAAATTGGAGATTTATGGCATTACCTACATTAGAAAACCCTACATATGAGTTGATTGTACCATCACTCAATAAGAAAATTAAATACAGACCATTTACAGTTAAAGAAGAGAAAGTATTGTTGATTGCATTGGAATCTGAAGATAACACTCAGATTGCAGATGCAATTAAAGGTATCATTGAAGCATGTGTTAATACAGGTTCTAGGCGAACCTTAAAGATAAATGAATTAGCAACATTTGATATTGAGTATTTGTTTCTCAACATTCGTGCAAGGTCTGTCGGTGAAATTATTGAATTGATGCTAACTTGCCCCGATGACAATGAAACTGAAATTAAGGTTTCTATTAATATTGAGGACATTCAAGTTCAATTTGACGAAGAGCATGAAAGCACCATTCAGTTGACTGATGATCTTTGGATTGAAATGGGATATCCAGGAATTGATTCCTTTACTGGGGATGATGACAACATTGATGATACATTTGAAATCATTGCAAAATCAATTAAAAAGATTTACAATGAAGAAGATGTCTGGGATAGATCTAGTGCAAAACAAAGTGAATTTGTTGACTTTGTTGAGAATATGAACAGCAAGCAATTTGCTAAGATTCAAAAGTTCTTTGATACTATTCCTACTTTGAAGCATACTATCAAAGCGAGGAATCCAAAAACAGGTTATGAATTTGACTATACTGTTGAAGGTCTGTCTAGTTTTTTCGTATAGCCCTCTTCCAAAATAGTTTGGAAAACTATTACAGAACTAACTTTGCATTAATGCAATATCATAAGTACAGTTTGACTGAACTTGATAATCTTATTCCATGGGAAAAGGAAATCTATATTGCATTACTCAAGCAATATCTGGAAGAGGAAAAGAAAAAGATAGAAAGAGAAAGTAATAGATGAACGAAAAGCAACTAGGAGAAAGAGAATATACTGACGCCATAATGTCAATTTATGGCGCTAATCCTGTTGCGTCTATTGCGGGAGCATATAAATCAAAAGAACAAAAGCAGTTACCAGAAAATCCAGAAACTGAAACTGTTCCTACAGGATCTTTATATAAAGAAACTCGTGGGTTGTTACTTGCTGCAAGAAAGAATCTTAAACTTAAGAAGACAATTCTTGCTTATGAAAAGAGAAGGTTTAAACAATTACAAGTAGATCTTGGGGATTCTCTTAAAAAACCAAAGGGGAAGGATAAAAAAAAGGAAGATGAGGAACTTTTAAAGATTCCAGAAGATCCCGCCAAGATGTCCATTAGAAAATGGATGCGAGATCTTGCTAGAAAGTTACTACAAAAGATTAGACAGGCGATTGGTAATAAGATTAAACAGTTTCTTAAGAAACGTTTTCTTAAGAAATATAGAAAACTATCTCCCGAAAAGAGAAAGAGATTAAGAGATAGGAAGAAATTCTTTGATAAACAGAAAAGGCGCTTTAAACGTTTTACGAATAGGGGTGGATTTAGAGGTGCTATTCGCAGAGGTCTTGGTAGATTTGCCACTAAAATTATAGGCAAGAGAAATGCTGCTAGATTTAGATTATTCAGACAGACAGGTGGAGTTAGAGGTGCAGCATTAAGGGGGGCAAGAAGAGCATTTTTCAAAGGAGTTAGTGTAGTAAAGGGTATTCCTGGCACTATTAGATCTCTTAGGGGTCTTGCTGGAATGGTAAGTACTCCGATACTTGGAACTGCTAGAGAAGGAGCAGGGGCAGTTGCTACTAAAGCGGGTAGAGGATTTCTTGCAAAAACTGCAAGAAATGCATTAGTAGGTACTTTAGGAAAGGGCGGCACTAAAACAGCATTGAAATTTGTTAAAAAATTTATATCTCCTCTTATTAAAAAGATTCCTATTGTTGGCGCTCTTGCTGACTTCTTATTAAATGTATTTGTTTTTAAAGAATCACCAGGGAAATCTGCATTTAAAGCAGTTGCTGCTGGATTGTTGACATTTGTTGGGGGCGCTCTTGGTAGTGTTGTTCCTGGTGCTGGAACTTTTATTGGTGGACTTCTTGGTGGAATGGCAGGTGATGCCTTGGGTGGTCTATTGTATGATGCTATTTTTGGTGGCGGAAGTGCGTCTACTCCTGAGGGTACAACTGTTCCTGCAGCAAAGGATGGAATGAAAGTTGGGGCAAAACCTCAACTGGTTCTTGTGGGCGAGGGGGGTGAAGAGGAGTGGATTATTCCAAAAAGTAAACTTGCTTGGTGGTTGGGTGCATCTGAATCAGCATTAAATCTATTCACCTTTGGTGCTTTTCCTGTATTCAGTGCAGTAAGAGCATTACTTTCTGCAACAGGAGCAGGGGGAAGTGTTATACCTGCAGATGTTCCAGAGGGAAGTTCTGAAGGTGCAAAACCTAAGGTAGATGCAAAGAAACCAGAATCAATTAACAGTAATTTTGGAGACACTCTTTTTGGATTCTTCAAGAAGGGAATTGGAAAACTTAAAGATTCGTTTGTTGGAGTTCTCGATAAAGTAAAATCATTCTTGCCTGATCTTAGTGGACTGCCTCTTGAGGTGAAAGTTGCATTGAAAGGCATTGCTACTATGGCTGGTGGCGGAATGGTTATGTTGGTTGACTTCTTACTGGGGGGTGGAGGTGCTAAAGCAGCAACCACTGGTGGTGGAAATACACCTGCCAATGCATTGAGTGGCGGTGGATTCGAATATACTGACCCTGATAGTAGCACTACTATCACTGTGACCAGTCAGTATGGAATGAGAACCCATCCAATTTATGGAACTGCAAAAATGCATGGGGGAACAGATATTTCTGCTACTGGAGGAACTCCATTGAGAGCAATTAGTGATGGTGAGGTAGTTGATTCGGATGCATTAGGAAATAAAGGATGGGGTAACTTCTTAGTATTTAAAGATGATCAAGGAATTTTCCATCTTTATGGTCACATGCAGGGTGGATATAAGAGAGGTGGACAAGTAAAGAAAGGTGATATTATCGGTAAAGTTGGCAGTACTGGAGCATCGACGGGTCCTCATTTACACTGGGAAGCAGGAACTGGATGGAATGGTGGTGTTATTACTGGTAAGTTTGATCCTCTATCAAGATACACTGCAGAGCAACCATTCTTTACCAAAAAAGCAGAAGAAACTCCAGGTGATGATGAAAAATCAATAGCGTCAACACCTCCACCAGCAGCAACACCACCAAAACAACAGATGGGTCGTGCTGCTGCTAAAAGAAGATCGGACTCTGCAGCAAGGGCAAGACGAGAAGCACGAGCAGAAGCACCTCCAGTAGCACCTCTAAATAAAAAAGATACTGCTAGTGCTCTAGAAGAATTTGGCACCATGGATGAAGATAATAATCAACAAGTTGCTGTTATTGAAGTTCCTGTCACTAGAACTGAGTATATTCCTATGCCACTTCCCCTTAGTACTGCTGGGGCAAGATCTGTAAGTAACACTCCTGCTTGGGGTCAGGGTGCAGTATTAGGAGCGTAAGACATGTATAATTCATTTCCACCAGAAGGGACATTAGATCCACAACAACCTTGGTATAAAGCACCGATTGGCGCTGCTCATTGGGATAGATTTAAAGCAAAACTTACTGGTGGAAGAGATGCATCGGGCACCTCATATTTTTCCATGGTTAATGTATCTGCCGCTGAGGCAGATAAGATTATTGCTAATATGAAGAAGGATCCCAGAGGGTATCCTCAAATAAATCAAGCTGATCCAGAAGCTCTGTATAACTACCAAACTTGGGTTGTATCTGAGTATCTTGGATCCAAACCAAAGGGATCTGAATTAATTGATGATAAAGATGTAGGTAAGACACCAGAAGGTAAAACTACTGTTTACAAAGCAGCAGATAAGTTTGTAGATGATAAGAAAGAATTCTCAAAAGCACAAGAACAAAAACTTGAAGATGCTTTAGAAGAAACATCTGACAAGATTATGGATGCTGTCGATGAATTAATCGCACAGCAGAAGCAGGCATTTGAAGAATTTAAGAGACAGGAAGAAGAAAAGGTAAAACAGAGAATTGCTGGATACGATCAATACCCAAGTGCGATTGGTCCCTTGCCTATGCAAGGTCCAAAGCAAGCACCTAAGAAATCAAGTTCTTCAGATGATGATCCCTGGGAATCTGAAGTTAATGATCAACTTGGAACAAAGTTGGATGAGTTACTTGAACAAGTTAAAAATGATCCTCTTCCTCAAGCGAGTACAAAAAGAAGAAAGACAAAAGGTAAAACGCCTATCAAGAGAAGAAAACTACTTGGTGAGAGTGCAGGATTAAGTACTACGTTATCTGAAATCCTTCAAAATGTTTCTGACACTAAGCAGACCTTGTTTGATTTATATGATGTAGAAAAAGAAAGGTTCGAACTTAGAAAAACTACAGATAGCAATCTAACTCAATTGCTTAAATCTAAAGCAAGAGAGGCAGGATTAGAAGGTACTGGTTTATCTGGTGTTGATGGTAAAGGAAATGAAGAAAAGAGAAAACCAACAATTGTAGAAAGAGCTGCTGGTTCTGGTTTAATTGCTGCTGCAGCAGCATTGATCATTCCAATGGCACTGACTGCATTGAGACCTCTTTTCCAGCAGGATATTAAGGATGCAGATAAAGATCAGGAAGATGTTCCTCCTCCCGATCCTGTTACAGATTCTCCAGAATCTGCTCCAGTTGAACAAGAACCAGTTGCACCAGTAGAGGAACCTGAATCTGGAATTGAACCTCAACCAACTACACCACAGAATGCACCTCCAACCCAATTACCAAATACTTCTATTCCTGGTGATTATGATTATAATCCAAACGCAGGAGTGCCAATGCGTGCTGCTGCAAAGGGTGGAAAGTTTACTAAAGGTAAGCATGAAAAGTTAAAACCTATTGGTAAAGGTGATGCTAAAGAACCTACAGGACTGAAGAAACTAAAGAAACCATTAATGTCTGCAGTGACTTTACCATTAAAAGCAGCAGCATTTGGTCCACTTATGCTTGCCAAAACAGTTTTAAGTCCATTTGCATCATTCCTTCCACCACCAGCAGTTGATTTTGTAAAGAAAATCTTTGATAATGTTGCAAAATCTGCTGGATTATCTGGATTTGACTTTTCAATCACTTCTGCTGGAAAGGGACTCTTTGAAAAATTGATTGAATTAATTGAATCAATTTTTAAACCCATATTTGATTTGTTCAAAGGATCTAAATCTCCAAATACTTCTGGTCCTGGTCCCAGCACACCTTCTGAGAGGACAAAATCTTCTGGAAGTACAAGTTCTGGATCACAAAGCCAAAAAGCAGTAGCGGGTGTTCTCAAAGAAGAATTTCAATCTCAAGGATTATCTGCAGCTGGTGCTAAACTTGCAACTGCAGAAATTGGAAGAGAAAATTCATTAAATAGAAATCTTATCTTAGGTTCTCATGATGATGGTGGTAAGACAGCATGGGGTGCTATTAGTTGGCAAGGAGGCAGAGAACAAGTATTATTTGACGAATTGAAGGCAAGAGGAATTGCAGCAACTCCTGAAGGACTTGCAGGAAGTGGAGATGCAGGAATTCAAGCAAATGCTGCTGCAATGGTTAAGGAGATGGAAGCGAGGGGTCATACTGAACTTCTTAATATCCTTAAAAAAGAGAATCCTACTCCAGAAGAAATGGATAGGGCAAGACAATTGTTTAAAGACCAATACTTCGTATACAATAAAAGTATTCCTTTGCAGAGGTCGAGAGATTGGTATGATGTTGTTGATAAGATGGGTCCAGAACCTAAAGCTTCTCCACCACCAGCAAAACCTACACCAGAACCAAGACCAAGAGCACAATCTAGAAGCGCACAAATTAGTCAGAGATTAGCAGAGAGAAATAAAAAACCAAAAGCAACGAAACCAACAGTACCAGTAGGAACTTCAACTGATAAACAATCTGGAGTATAATTATGTCAGAACCACTAATTCAGGAAAATTTTAGAGTAGAGTCAATTACTGTCAAGGTTTCTGACCCTAACAACCCAGAAAATAAAATCAAAACTTACCTAGATAAGGACTCTGTATCTCAGTTTGAGTATAGAGAAGGATTGCTTGATAAGTTTTTAAAAGTAACTTTGCAAATTGCAGATAGCAATAGTGCTTTATCTGATAAGTTAGTTGGTATGGAACAGTTTGAAGTTGTAGTTCATGACCTAGCACATGATGTTAAGTATGAATTTACTGAAGAATCTATTAACGGACCTTTATACGTATTTCAAATTCATGATAAGATTATAGTAGATAGTGTAAAGATCTTAGTGCTTGAACTGTGTAGAAAGGACGCAATTGAAGGAATGCAAATTAGGGTGTGTAAAAAGTACACATCAGTTAAGGCAGAAGAGTTAGCAGAGGATATTCTTAAGAATGTTCTCAACACAAAAAAACCATATACAAATGTATCAAAAAGTTCTAATACTTTAACATTCATTCCCCCAAATTCAAGACCATATGATGTTTTGTTTTGGTCTAAGAATAAGTATTTTGCTGGTGATCAAAAAAGTACAGCAACTGGTGGTGGATATGCTAGTGCTGGGTACTTATTTTGGGAAACTTATGATCAATATAATTTTAAATCTATTGACTCACTTGCAGGTCAAACTGAAGAAAAGCAAGTATATACTACTGGAACTGGTGTTGGTGGAAACGATGAGTACTACAAGATTAGAGACCCTAGTTTCCCCAAATCACTTGATATGATGACTGACTTTGATAGAGGATTCTACTCTGGTACTATAGAATTCTTTGATGTAGTTAACTGTGAATATAAAGAAGAACCATACACTCTAAAGGAAAACTTCTCTAAATGGAAGACAGTGACTGGAAACTCTACCCTACCTTCCCTATATAGTGATGTATTAGATAAAGGATATACCCGCACAATGGCGTTATCCTATAATGATGATCTATTTTTAGAACCTGAAGGTGAAACTACTAATAGTAAAATGCTGTTCAAAGAAACAGTAACCCAATCCGTTCAAAGAATGGGTGTTTTTACTAGTCAGATTATGCAAGGTAGAGTGTATGGTAACATGAGATTGAATGCTGGTGATATTATCAACGTTGAGTTCTTAGGTGCTGACGGTGGGCTTGACAAAAACTACAGTGGGCGCTATGTTATCTTTGATGTTCTTCACATCTACTCTAAAGGTGATGAAATTAAATTGAAGACAGATTTAACTTTAGTAAGAGATTCATTCGGAGTTTAAAACTATGGAAAATATCGAGAAGCATATTGAAGCAGATAAAGAGGAACTTGAAAACCCTCAACTCTCTCCACAACGCCGTCGTCATTTGGAAGATGAACTTGATCAGTTAGAAGCATATCATGAAAATCATCCAGAGGATCATCATGATCCCACACCATTAGAATTGTACTGTGACGCAAATCCAAATGCACTTGAATGTAGGGTATACGAGGACTGATGTTAGGAGCGGCACCGACTTTAGAATCTAATTATTGGTTTGGAGCACAAGGCAATCGCCTGTGGATCGGACAAGTCGAATGTGATGGCGCTAAAACCATCACAGAAGAGAAATGTGTCGATTACCAAGAGTCCAACCGAGTCAAGGTTAGGATTATGGGGTATCATACCAGAAGCAGAGATACTCTTCCTTCCTTGGATTTGCCATGGGCAACAGTATTGATGCCCACTACTGAATCAATTACTAGATTTGGTTCTGGAGCTACCCATGGTCTTGAAAATGGAATGTGGGTATTAGGAACTTTCATGGATGGAGAGAGTGCTCAGCAACCATTGGTAATGGGATCTATTGGTATCGTAGATAAAAGACAAGATACCTATGAAGATAGAGTAAAGAGAACTGCAGGTAATAATGACCTTGCTTCTTCTCGTCCAGATACCACAGAGAATAATAAAGCTTCAACTGGTGGTCATGGACCGTCAAATAGGGGTCAAAATACTGGCACGAAAAGTACAAACGATACCACTCAGCAAAAGAACGAAAAGCAAACCCTTACGATTGCTAATGGTAAATGTGGACCAAGACCAGAATCTGATTTTGCAAAGATCTTCAACGATCTGTTCCAATCCATTGACAAGAATGATAAAGTTGGTACAAAATTAGTTGATAAAACCACTGGCAATATTACTGAAAGTGCAGCATTAATTTCAACTTATGTTGGTAGATTGGGTGCTGCTGCTAGTAGTATTCTTGGAGATATTAAGCAGTTAGTTCTTAATGAATTTCAAAAGTATTTTAAAGAGTATATTATTACTCCTATTACTACAGCATTGGCATTAAGTCCAACAAAGAAATCTCCTTCTATTTGGGTAGCAGATGAACTTGGTGATGCACTACTGGAGATTTTAAAGTGTCTGTTTAAGACCGTTTTTGAAGAGGTATTAAATTTAATCTTAGATATTGTTACTGGAATTATTGATGACTTCTTGAACACTGCATTTTGTATGGTTTCTGATGTCATCCAATCAATCACTAGTCAAATTTCAAGTGCAGTTGATTCTGCATTAGGTGCGTTTAGTTCAGTAGCATCTCTTATTAGTGAGTATGGTGATTGGGCAGGAAGTTGGGTTAAGAAAGTAGGAGATCTGATCGCACAATTCTGCGATGGTCAACTTTCCTGTATCATTGGAACTGGTGCTTACGATACTAAAGGTGGAGAAATTCCTGACAACTCTGTTGATGCATTCTTCAATGGACTTGAAACCTTTGGTGGACTGCCAAATGAAACTAACGTCGGATTGTTTGGTAGTGATTCGTTCTTAAGTACTTTTGAAAATACTCAAATCATTGGAAGTGATGGTAAAGTTGCTAAGGGTACGTTAGATTGTTCTAAGACAAATACTTTTGCATTCCCATCTATTCCTGATCTGTTCTTTACTGGACTTGAGTACATTTATGATGATTTCATTGGAGATTTCCCTGGTCCATTCCCAAGTACATATTCATCTGGATCTAATTATCCAAGAGCAATTCCTGCCATCGATTCAAGTGGAAAAGTTGCAGGTTGTATTGTGACTAATCCAGGTAAAGATTTATCTGTAGGATTGAAGGCATCTATTATTCCTTATAGAGGATGGGGAGGCAATGCCGTTATTCAACCTGTAATTAAAGATGGAAAAGTTTCTGATATGATTGTAATTAATCCTGGTGGGGGATATCCTTACTTTAATGGATCTGACTTACGTCCTAAGATTCCCGAAAAGGAAGATGGTCAACCTGATTATGATAAGATCAAAGGAATTCACACTGAGAATGAATATTGGTTAGGTATTATTACTCCTAACAACCCACCGTTGGTTGTTAATGCAGGTCAAAATCTTGATGAAACTTGTGGTATTATTGTTGAACCAGATCCAAATGAAGTGTATGAGGTTGTTTTGCCTGAACTTGAACCTGTTATTGTTAACGGAAGGTTAATCAGCGTCAAAGTTGTTAAGGAAGGGTTTGGATTCTCAACACTACCTAAGATGTATGTTGGGTGTACTGGAAATGTAAATGCTGGAGATCAAAAACGAGCAGTGATCAAACCCAGTGTTCAATATATTCCAAGAAAGAATGCGAAGGATTATCTGAATCTCTTTGAAGATTATAGAGATGTTATTGATTGTGTAGGATACCCAGGAGATAATTGATGGCACATACAGATTTACACGCAAAAACAGAGGAAAGAGCATATAAGTCAAGACCCAGTTTCACTGCAGAAGCAGCGAAAGAAAATGGGATGACTGAGGAGGCAATTGAAGCTGCTCAAAGTATCATTGCCAAAGATGAGAGTGACAAAGTTGAATATCCAAAGAACAAAGCAAAGACCACAATTGTTGGTCACAAATGGGAGATGAATGAAACTGAGGGTAATGAATATATTAACCTCAGACATGGACTCACTGGGGCATACATTAAAATGTTTGCTAATGGTGATGTGCAAGTTCATGCTCCCACTAGAGATGTCAATGTGTTTGCAGCAAGGCACATCAATGTAAAAACTGGATCTACTATGGATGCCAAAGACCCCAGTAAAAATGATAGGTTAAATATTAATGTCACTGGAAATTTCCATATGGAAGTCGAAGGTGATATGCATACCTTGGTTAAGGGTAATCGATACACCACTATCAATGGTACAGATAATCTAATCGTCAAAGATCTTTGTAGTCAGGTTTATTCTGACTTGTCGCAAAAGATTACTGGTTCTCAAACTGTCGAGGCAAGCAAGTATAAAATTGATGCCTCAAACATTCAGCGTAATTTGTTGAATGGTGGCATCATGAGGGATAGGTTTGCTGGAACCTATGTCATTGAACAATATAGTCCTGGTGGTTGTATTGAAATTAATTCTGCTGGAGATATTGACCTTACTGCTATTGGACACATTAGACAGACAACTGTAAGTAATCTTACTTTCACTGTTGGTGGAAAGGTTGATTACTTGATTTCAGGTCTTAGGGTCACGGGAAGTCCAACTGGAGTACCTACTGGTCCTCTCGCTACCACAGAATCGTCATTTTCGATCAACTGTGCAGCAGGTTCAATAACTGGCACAGCACTCCTTGGCAACATCAATCTCGCTGCTACTGTAGGTACTATGCAACTCTTCGCTGGAGGTGCATTCCTCAAGGTCAACTGCCTTACTGGCGTTTACCTCAACTAGGGGGCTTGACAAACCAAGATCCCTGTGCTACTATTACTTCGTTCAGTTGATTACCCACTTCATGATTTCTGATTGCGTTTCTAAAATTGTCATTAGTATCCCTGCTAGGACGTTTCATATTTTCTCCGACCTTGGTGATGAGAAATCAGTGACGTGCCAAACTCCTGAACAATTTCAAAAACTTTTCGATATGTGTATGTCCAATTCTGAGCGGGCACCTATTGAGTTTGTTTATTAACCTTTAGTCGGCAATGCCGACTTTTCTGGGCGTGTAATCCAATAGGCAGAGATAGTTGACTTAAAATCAATCCAGTGTGGGTTCGACTCCCACCACGCCTATGGGGTTTCTATGGAGTATCAAGTAAGATCAGAATATAGGTTTGTAGACACTGTTGGTATCGTTCTCGTCTATACCATAAATGGTATGGAGTTTGTATACGATGACATCAGTGATGAAGAACTTGCAGATCCTATGATTCAAGCAGTTGCTTCCCACGAACCTATACTCTCTGTAGAAACCTTAATCCGAAATAGTGAGTACCTCATTATGGAGGAAATGCATCCACTTCTGTTTCCAGTGGAACTTGATGAGTATTCTGAATTGCCACCATGATCACTAAAATCTTCTCACCGTTCTTTTATCAAACTAAATTAGAAGGACATTCTGAAAACCAGAAAAATATTATACCAATTATTTTTGATGAATATTTTAAACAGAATGGTTCTAATACTGAAGGTGAGTGGGGGTGTGATTGCTTCACTACGTTTTTCGATAGGGATTTTGTAACATACGAACCATTAAAAACAGAAATTCAATCTGTTGTTCGTAAAATGTTTGAAGAACTAGAAATTAAACCATTTGCATACACAGTAGAGCAAATGTGGTTTAATGCCTATGGTGCAAAACAATCTCAAGAAGTTCATTGTCATACTGGACCATCTTTCTCTGGAATTTATTATTTACAATTTGATCCAGAAGTTCATAAACCAACTACTTTTATGAATCCCATACGTTGGGGAGAATCAAAACGTCACAATAGGTTTTGGGATCCCAATTTGTGGAATTCGCAAAGTTTATATCATCATTACCATGAACCTCAAGTTGAAGAGGGTGATGTTATTCTATTTCCCTCTGAAATGGATCATTATGTTCAACCATTCTTTAACTCAAATAAATTAAGAATTACATGTTCTTTTAATGTATTTGTCTACACTCAATCTGAAGTTGACCTGTTGAGTTCTCAAAGAAAACCTATCCCTAGCGTAAAACCAATTTCTAAAGGATTTGGATGAGTAAATACACATTTGGGGGGCTTGACAAAACCTCAATCAATGTGCTAAGATTGCTGAGTGAACTTGAAGGGTCATACCAACTCCTCAAGTACATGGGATTCCAAGAAGACATGGATGCCATTTCTGAAATGAAACAGAGGTATTACAAACTCTATTATAAACTGAATAAAGAAGAGAAGAGCAAGGGGTTGTAGCTCAGTCGGTTAGAGCGCCTGCCTGTCACGCAGGAAGTCGAGGGTTCAAGTCCCTTCAGTCCCGTATGCCACTATAGCTCAGCTGGATAGAGCAACGGTTTTGTAAACCGTAGGTCGTCGGTTCAAGTCCGACTTGTGGCTCCAGGGGAATTAGCTCAGTTGGTAGAGCGCCTGCTTTGCAAGCAGGATGTCAGCGGTTCGAGTCCGCTATTCTCCATTCGCTATTTCCGAATAGCGAATACATTATCAAATGCATTATGAAACTTTTTCTAGACACTGCAGATACTGCCGTAGTCGCCAGGAAGTATTTTACTGGTCTGATTGATGGCGTGACGACAAATCCTACTCTTATTCGTAAGAGTGGTCGTGACCCCGAAGTGGTCTATTTCGAATTAAAAGAAATAGGTATTCGGGACATTAGTATGGAAGTTGATGGCAACTGGACAGAGATGCTTACTGAGGGTCGCCGTCTTCATGAGAAATTTGGAGACGTTGCTACTATCAAAGTGCCATGTAACTACGATGGTTTAGTTGCATGTAAGTATCTTTCCGAATCTAACATTCGCGTTAATGTAACTCTTATCTTTAACGCAGCACAAGCAATCCTTGCTGCTAAATCAGGTGCCACTTATGTGTCTCCTTTTGTTGGACGTTGTGATGACAACTCTATTGCAGGTGTTGAAGTAGTACGTTCTATTGCTGAACTGTACCGAATCCAGGGTGTAAAAACTCAGGTTCTTGCTGCTTCTATTCGTGATGTATATAAGGTCACCCGTTCATTCTATAACGGTGCTGACATTGTGACTATGCCACCCGAAGTATTCGACAAGATGTATAAACATGTTTTGACGGATGCTGGACTGGCAATCTTTGAAAAAGATTTCACTCTGATTAAATCAGAAGCAACTGACATTTGATAATGTCATTCCTCTGTAGCTCAGCGGTAGAGCTATCGACTGTTAATCGATTGGTCCCTGGTTCGAATCCAGGCGGAGGAGTTTTCACTTTACTATTATGGAAATCTACACAGTAGAACATTGGCAGCAGAACTGGGATTCTCTTATCTCTCGTGTTGAAAATGGAGAAACCATTGGTGTAACTAATGGTACAAATACTGCAGTAATGACACCATACAAAGAGTACCTAGATACAATAGATACAATTGAAAAATGTACGAAGAACTAAACTCATTTGAAGAAGCACTGAAGCACTTTGGCACTCGTGTAGAAATTATTTGTGCTATGGAATTGGCAAAAAGAATCGATCCTGAAACTGCTTATCAGAATATCAAGATGGAACTGAAAGAACTGAAGAAAGTTAGGAAAGAGAATAAGCAGTAGTTATAAATAACTGAAGATATAGCACCGTGTCATATTAGGGCAATTTAATGGCATTAACACGACTTCAGAACATTATCTCTTCAGTTGAAGGAAGAATTTTATACGTCAATCCAGATGATTTTGACGCAACAGATGCGATTGATAATAAAGGCAACTCGCCAATTAGACCCTTCAAGACAATTGCAAGAGCGGTTCTTGAAGTAGCAAAGTATTCTTATGTCAGTGCAGGTAATGCTGATGACAAGTTTGACCAATTTACTATCCTGTTGTATCCAGGTGATCACATTGTAGATAATAGACCTGGATCTTATGCATATGGTATTGATGGTAATAGTAACTATGTTGGAGAATTAGCATCTGTTCCATTCTCAGATGGTCCAGTTGCTGGTCAGTATGGTTGGTCAGATTCAACCAAGCAATATGCAGATCTCTATAAGATCACTAACTCCACTAGAGGTGGACTGATCATTCCTAGAGGTGTTTCTATCATTGGTCTTGATCTTAGAAAGACAAAAGTAAGACCTAAGTATATTCCTGCTGGTGGTTCAAATAGTGTCGCAGGAACAACCCAGATTAACTACACTGCATCAAATACCAATCCTAATGAGTTGGTTATTACTGGTGTAAGTAATGGTCCAGATGGAGTTGATAATATTAACGATGTTATCATCGGATCTACTTTTAAAGCAGGAGTTACTGGATTCTCTATTCTGAGTCAGTTTACTCCAACTGCTGCAGCATATGATCCAATCACTGGTGAATTGGAACTGACCATTGGAACTCATACATTAACTACGGATGATTCAATTCGTATTGCCCTTAACTCACTTACGTTTACTTGTGCATCTGACGGTAACAATGCACAGGTTTCCTATCCAAGATCATCTGACCCAGCATATGATGCAAACCTGGGCATTCTTGCGACGACATCAACGACAATTACAGTAAACGTTGGTCCATCTAGTGAAACATCTGCTCACACATTCATTACTGCAACTACTAACGCAGTAACGGCTATTAATATTTCCCTTAAGATTGAGCAGGGAACGACGATTACTGATATCTCATGTACCACTGGTTCCAGCACAATTACTGTTGGTATTTCTAAACCACACAACTATAGTGCTACTGATGTAACTAATAATACTAACGTAGGAACTGGAGAACTATTAACACTTCCATATGAAGATGATAATAGCAGAACTGCACTGTTCAGAATTACTGGTGGATGTTACTTCTGGCAATTCAGTATCTTTGATGGAGATCCAAATGGTGTTTATAGAAGCACTACAGTAAAACCTGCATCTAGTTGGTCAATCAACAGTGTTGTAGAATATTCTCACACTAAGTTGACTGTATTTGAATTTGCATCTCTTCATGACTTGCATACATTCTATAGAAAAGTTTCTGATGTTGTTTCTCTGATTTCTTGTGAGAAGATTGAACCTAAGATTCAGGAAAACAGAATTGTTGGTGCTCTTGCTGATGCAGTTAGAATTCAAAAGGTAACTAGAAATAATAATTTAGTAACGGTAACTCTTACTGAAGAGTTAGACCTTACTGCAGGAAACTTTGTAAGCATTAGTGGTAGTGGTAATGATTTCATTACTGAGAGTTCTGACTCGACAGCATATTATATTGGTCAAAGAAAAGTAAGCGGTGTTATTAGTAGAAGTGAATTTACATTTGTCCTGACTTCTTCTGCTGTTACTGCTCTTGATGGACTTGAAACTGATGCTGATGCAGCAACTGGTGGAACTCAGATTACCTATGAAGTAGGTGGTAACCCTGGAATTGATACCAGTGCTCAGGTAGAAGTTGAGATTGATACTGTAGAATCTGCATCCCCTTACATCTTTAACGTATCACTGAGATCTACCTATGGTATCTGTGGTATGCACGCAGATGGTTCTAGAGCAACTGGATTTAAATCCATGGTTGTTGCACAGTATACTGGAATCTCTCTGCAGAAAGATGATACTGCATTCCTGAAATATAATGATGGATCTGGAATCTACCAGACAGAATCAGGATCTCTGCATACTGATATCAATGCAATCTATAACCCACTTCAAAGAAGTTATCACGTTAAAGCATCCAACCGTGCAGTAATTCAGGCAGTTTCGGTCTTTGCTGTTGGTTATGCTGATCACTTCATTGCTGAAGATGGCGGTGACATGTCAATCACCAACTCGAACTCCAACTTCGGTATGAATGCCATGAGATCAATTGGTTATAGTGATGTTGCATTCAATAAAGATTCTCTGGGTAAAATTACTCATATTATTCCACCAAGAAATGTTGAATCAAACCCATCTAACACATACTATGAAGCACTTGATGCAGTTAAAACTGCAACTTCAAACTTAAGAGTTTACTTATCAGAAAGAGATGACTTACTCTCGATTGGATCTGGTGGTTCTAACTTCACCTCAGGTAACGTTTCGGTAACTGATCCAAACGGATCATCTAAAACTGTTACATTGACTGCCACTAATGGAGCAGTAACTGCTGCAACATTTGTTTCCAATGATTATGGTGCATTCCAACCTGGAGATGTGATTACGATCCCAACTAATGCTACCAATGGAATTGGTTTGGACTGTGAACTCAGAATCGGTGCTGGATTGGATTCTAAAGTTGGTAAGTTCTTAGTTGGTGAGAAATCTCTTGCTAAGGATGGAACTTCGGAACCAGATAAGATTTTTGTTCCACTATATGCCTCTTCTTCTGCAACAAATACTACAGAGCAATCTGCAACTATTACCAAAAATGGCACAACTGGTAATGTATTTGAGTTTGACTTTGGTTCTACTGGTGGATGGTATATTCGCGTAAGTTCTTCTAATAATGGAATTTACAACGCAATTGATGGTAACTCAAAATATGGTGCTACTACAATCAGCACTACACCAACCTCATACATTAAGAGAATTAATGATGAAAGGGTAGCTGATGATAAGATTTATAGATTGCGTTATGTAACTAGATCCAAGGATGGCAACTTACCATCTTATCCACAAACTGGTTACGTACTTCAACCCAAGAAGGGAGCAGAAATTGCTGGTGTTGGTGATAGATTTACTGATGGTGCTAACTTACTGCTTCTTAACAAGTACTTCCTTGCTTATGAAACAGTATCAAGATACTTAAATGCTAACCCATCATTTGTAGTTCCTAATGGAAACCAAAGATGTGTTGATGACCTTATCAATATTATTGAGGCAGTTGCTTACAACCTGAGATATGGTGGAAATGATGAAGTATATGATGCAGCATCCAAGTATATTTCTGGTGGATCTGCATATGCTGCATTGACGGGTGAAAGAGATGAAACTGTTGTAATGCTCAACACATACTTGAAACCAATGATGCAGTATGTAATTAACAATGGTGTTACTGGATCACCTGTTAATACTCCTGCACTTGGAACTATCAGAAATGGAAATTATAGCTGGACTGATTTCTCATCTCAAATTAATCCTACATTGATTACAGGTGAAGAGCAGTTAATTAATGTATTTGGTGGATGTACAAACGTAAGAGATGCTGCCTTCACTTTAATTGATATTGTAGTTCAAGCAGTTGGTAGTGATGCTACCCCAGGTAATCTTACTGGTGTTACTGAAACTGCTCCAACTGCAACTTATACTAGAATCAATGGTCAAGAGTATAATGATGTATACTATGTTTATGAAGTTGAAGAGGTAACTAAGTATCAACCAGCAACAGGAACTGCGAGTGAAGTACCTGGTGTCTATTATCTGACAGTCCTTAAGGGATCTATTCCTGTAAGTGATACTGTACTTCCTGGAAATACATTCAAGTTTAGTCAGAATACTGATCATCTGTATCCAAACATTGATCTTGACAATATTGTTAATGATCCTTTGATTGCTCAGAGTATTGCAAATCCACTTGTTATTGGTGATGTTGATACTACAACTGGACTTGATACTGCAGTTACTACTGAAGACACTTCATTCAGTATTACTAAAGAATCACTTTCATACTACTTAGATGAGTATCTTAACAATGAACTGGAGTGGTTATGGAATGGTGTTACTTCTACATCCAGAGCATATCATAGAGTTAATCAAAACCTCTCTAATGGAACTCATAATCTGTTAGAGGTTGATTTAGAATCTGGTATTGGTGCTGGTGAAATTAGAAAGATTGCAATCAATCCAACCAGAGCTGCTGATGGAATTGAGATCGAACTTCGTAGACCATCTACAATTAGATCTGGTAACCATACATTTGAATATGTTGGTTTTGGTCCAGGTAACTACTCAACTGGTTTCCCAATCCGCCAGAGCAAGATCCTCAGCAATGATGAAATTAAGTACTCTCAGTCACTGAAAGAGCAGGGTGGTATTGCATTCTACTCTGGTCTGAACTCAAATGGAGATCTCTTCATTGGTAACACAGTCATTAATGCTGTTACTGGTAAGACAACCAGCAATGAGATTACTGAACTTAATACCCTCACACTGAAGGAAAACCTCAACGTCCTCGGTGGTTCTGGTAATACTATTGCTTCTTCTTTCCAGGGACCAGTTAACTTCCTCAACAGAACAACATTTGATACTGAAGACAACTTCTTTACTGGAATCAAGTTAAGAAATCCAGATGGTATTGTATCTAAGTTTATTAATAGAGATGCAACTACTGGAGTAACTGATCCTGGTGTTGGTGACTTTATCTTTGACACAGTTCCATCTAATCAAGGTGGAATGCTTGGATGGTCTTATACTGAAAATAATGAGTGGAGAAAAACTGGAATCATTGGTACTGAGAAGATTCATGCATATAGAAGTGGAACAGGTGGCACTGCAAAGTATGTTCTGAATGTTGGTCAAGATGAAGTTGCACTGTCATCAAATAGTGTCAACTATAACTTTGACCTTGATGTTGTAAATGATCAAAGAATTGGTAATAACCTTGACATCGGTGTTGCTGCAAATCCAACAACACTTTCTTCTACTACATCATCCAAATCTACTAGATTGTATATTGAGCATACTTGGAACAATTCTGCGATTGAATATAAACCACTTGAAATTAAGATTGCGGGATCTCCAACCAATGCAGCAGCATCTAGAATCATCAATGCTGAAGTAGGATCCACTAGTGTATTCAATGTTGATAAAGATGGTAATGTAACTATTCCTGATACTTCAACTTACGGTTTAAGCAGAAAGGCGTTTGCACTTACTGTTACTATTGCTAATACACCTAGCATTGCAAATAGTCAAGATAGTATGACACTTCTTGATGGACAGGGAGGTAATCCAAATCCATTGACGGTCAATGTTATTCCTTATACTGGTGGAGTTGCTGGTACATCTGTAGCAAGAACTTTCGGTGCAAGAATGACAACTGCATTGGGTTCGTTTAGATATTATGGTGCAGATAGTTCAGTATCCGCTAGAACAGCAGATCATGGTGGTATTGGTAACCTTGCTGATTTCAATACAAGAAGCATGGTTGTATATGTTAATGGTATTATTCAATCTCCATACTTTAACTATCACTTTGATGGAACATATCTGTACTTCGATAATACACTCGCTAGTGGGTCGAGAATTGATATTCGTTGTCTTGCCAATTAAAATAAATAAAACATAGGAAAAAAATACGCAAATGGCATTAACAAGAATTACATCAAGTGTCATTCGTGATGCAAGTATTACTGAAACCAAATTTGACACACAATATTTGAATGCTACTGGTTCTCCTGATACTGGTCAGCAGTCCATTACATTAGAATCGAACTTTAGCATTAGGGTTGGTCAAGGCAGTTCATATTTTAGTGCTGCTGGTAATACAGTTACGTTGACTGCTCCCTCGGCAACTGATACTATTTTAGATGTTGCTGCAGGTAACATTGTATTAAGTGATGGTAATATTACACTCTCTGATGCAGGAACTAGGGTAAACACTCCAAGGCTTCAAGTTGCTCTTGGTAGTGAAAGTGCTCCATCAATTTATTTTGGAGATTCTACATCAACAGGTTTCTACAGCACTTCAACACCATTAGGAATTAATCTTTCTGTTGGTGGTGCTGATCAGATTAGATTCTCTCCAACTGAGGGAATCATTTACTATAATAGATTACTTAAGATTGTTGATTCTGCAGACACTGCTGTTACTGCATTAAGTATTGAAACTGCTGATGATTCTGTTGTATTGGGTGGATCTTCGCCATTTGCAAAAGTTAAAGTCAACAACGATGTTGCAATTACTGTAAGATCTGAAGATACGAATGGTGATCCTTATACCTCTGATGACACCAGAGTTGGTATTAACGAGAGTAATCCTCAAGCAACTCTGGATGTAAATGGAAGTATCAGGGCAGATTCTTACCAAAACATTACTGCTTCTGACTTACCTGTTATTCCTGTAAGTTCTGGTGGTACTGGATTCTCGGCACTTGGTAATCCAGAACAATTACTTAGAGTTAATGCTGCTGGGACTGCACTTGAGTTCTTTACTCAGAACACAGGTGACGTTAACAACGTCGCATCTTTCGGTGTATCTGGAGATGATACCATCTATAAGGCAACTGCTAGAGGAACAAGCAGCGGTGGTAATTTAACTCTGACATTTGCTAATTATACCGACGATGCAAGTAATACGGTAACTCAAGTGGTAAACACTTGGGGAACTGGTCAAACAATTAAGATCTTTGGTGTAAACACAAAAGATATTACAGAGTATGATTCTAGTAATACTACTTCATCTTCTATCTTTAATACCTGGAAGTCACAAATTGATAACAGCTCTCAGGTAACAACTGCTGCAGGAAACAGTGGTAGTCCAGGAGTATCTTACACGTATTATGCTAGATTACTTAATGTCAACACTGGAGTAATCTCATCATTCCATAAGTTAAACCACGTTGGTTATGGTGCTGAAACGGGTATTGTCAAGAACTACCCTCTGAGTACATTTAATGAGCAGAGATTTAACTCAGTTGTTGTATTCAGACCAGATGCTAACCATGCAGTTTTAATTTATAGATTCCATAATGATATTAATGCAATTGTTAGTGACAGTGATGGAAATGCATTGACACCATCTGTTCATAATGCTAGATTGAATCTCATTGCTATCCTTGGTCAAAGAGATATTGGATCTGCTATCAACCTGGGTCCAATTACATTTAAAGATTATGGTGCATTTGATAGAACTACATGGTCTGATAGAAATACTGATGGAACCTACAATCAAGATAAGGTAGGAATCATCAATGTTCCATGCCAAGTCATTCCCACCAATGTTCCAACTGCAAAGGCAATTCCAGGATGGGTTGAGAGATCTGTTACTGCTGTTGACTATGATAATAAGACCGTCACTGTAAGTAATAGCACTAATAGTGCATATGATGAGAGTGATCTTACAAATACTACTAACATTGTTACCACAAATATTCAAGCAGTTCATGATGATACTGCTGCACTTCAAACAGTAATTAACGATGTTCTTGACAAAGGACTTCAGTCACTTTTCCTTACTGGTGGAACATACCTTGTTAAGAATGTCGTAGTTCCACCCAACTTCTCTCTGGGGGGATCAGGAAAAGCAACTGTTTTGAAGAAACAGTATTTTGATACTTCTTGGCAGAGAGTATCAAATGGTGAACTTGGTAGATTGTACTCTGTTCTCTATATGAGAAATCCTGTTACTGCTGCAGGTGCTGCATCTAATACAACATCCCAACCAATTGCTAATGTGACAGTTAGAGATTTGGTTGTTGATGGAAACTATAATGCTAATATTAGATTGGGTAACCTTTCTTCACCTGAAGGAAACGCACTAGTTTATGCTACTGGAGTTCAAAATTGCTCAATTTCTAGCGTAGACATCAAACATTCTATTGGTGACGGAATCTTTGCTACAGGTGCTGAAAGATTATCACTTCAGAACTGCTTTGTTTCTGATAACTCTTCTACCTATTTGACATTTGATAATCCTTTAAATGCAACTGGTGCTTCTGTGTTGAAGGTTTCTGACTGTGCATTTATTAATAATCCAGGACCTGCTGATATTACTACTTCGGAAGTTGTAGCATTCAACTCTTGTATCATTAGAAACTCTGGAACTGGACTTAGAATCTATGGTACGAGAAGTGCTAATACTGAGAATAATCTTATTCTTGGTCCAGATGATGAATGGATTCCAACCACAGACACTTATGATAGTGATTTCAATAGTGTCAATATTATTTGTAATAAGACCACTGGTACAGGAACTAACGGAAACATTAATGTTACCTATACTGAAGAGAATGTTGCAAAAGATCTTACCTCAGCAACATTCACTTCTATTGTTAAGACAGTAACAGTAGATGTAAATGGAAATGAAACTCTATCTTCAAGCAACCTGACTTATAATCAGGGTGGAACTGTTAGATCTGTCCTTGAAGTTGGTGCTCAAGATTTGTTAAATGGTATCTTTACTATTCAAATCCCATCAGCAGCAGTAGGTTCAATTCCATACAGAACTGTTCAAGGAACTGTAGGAATTAACTACAACTATATTGTTTACTATGTAAATGCTACTGAAGAAGTTCCAGTTGGTGGACCAGATGATTACAACATCACTGGAGTATTCAACTGGGATTCTACAAATTATATTTACAGCATCAAGATCACAGATGAAACTGTGTCTGAGTTTACGATTGGTGACATCGTAACACTACAAGAGCATAATCCATCTAATGGATATAGCTTACCTACTGAAATGACTGTTAATAATATTAGATTTGTTAATCAGTCCTGGGTATTAGATCTTACTAAAGATGACTTTGCGACATTCAATACTCAGCAAAATAATGGCAGTATCACAATTGACCCTGCTGCCGAAGGATATATAAAGAAGAAGCGTACAATTACCATCGTTAAAGGTATCATCGGAGTCGTTTAATGGCAACTAACACTAATATTAACAATAATTCTGCCGTCGTAGTTGTCGGTAGAACTGCTCCAGTCCCTACAGGACAGCAACCAGCATCATCCTCCATCCCTGTCGTTATTGCTAGCGACCAGGAAGCAATCCCAGTTGAGGAACAGAATAAACAGCAGTCGGAGGTTGCTCTTTCGCTGTTGGGCATTCCTAGATCTGAAGTTGCTCTTGGTATCTTTGCTGACGTTAACACCTATGATGTTAACCCTTCAGAATGGACAGCAGTTCCTACTCAAACAGTTACTATTGCTGGTGGAGAATCGGCAACTGATGAATATCAAGGTATTCCAGGCATTCAAGATTGGGGTCTTGGTCACGTTCCTGCAGAAGCGGGTGCTCTTGTTGAAGCTCCAGCAAACGAAACTGCTATTCTGACTTCGAAGAGATTCTTTAGATACCAACCTGGTCGTGTTTCTGCTGGTACGTTTGGTGTTAAGTTTGGTCGTGCTCCTTATACTGTAGCAGCTGATGGTACTTCTAATTTTTATCCTAATGGTGTAATTTCAGATAACGGCATTGCTTATAACCTTGCACCTCAGGACTATCAAGTTCTTAACCCATCTATCAAGAAGTATGGTGTATTTGATAAATTTGATGGATATTACTATGAGAGTATTAACGAGGGATATGGTGATAACTTTGCTTGTGTAAGAAGAACCCAATCACTTATTAGACAGAAGAGTGAATATTATTTCTATAATCCAGATTCACCATCAAGTAATCCAAGACAGTTCGGTGTAACTCAGTTTGAAGATTATGGTAACATGGAAGTGCCAGGTGCATACTATGATTATCATGGCGATGCAGTAATTCTTCGTGATGGTCTTGTTAATATTCATGCTGGTTTGTTTGATCAATCTCTGCTGAAAGAAAAGAGAGAGATCTATGTTTCTCAAACTGCAGGAAACGGAACTGCAGGAACTGAAGATGATGAGTTGCTTTTAGATCCATATGAAAAGCATATTAAAGATTTCAGTTACAATAATACTACTGGTGTTTGTACAGTAGTTACTACGAGTGACCATGGATTCAAAGATGGTGATAGCGTAACACTTAAGGATATTCTTCTTACCTGTAATACTGGTGCTAAACTGTACCCTAATAAGTATGCTCAAACGTTATTTACAGTAAATAGTGTTCCTTCATCTACGCAAATTAAAGTATTCATTGGTAAATCATTCTACGAACAGCAAGGATACAATAACTTTGAAGGATTTGAAGTATCAGTCAGATATAATACTAACACTGGTACTGTAAAGGAAATTACAGCAGAGAATGCTGGAGCATCATATAACATTGATAACTGGGTCTATGATGGTGTTGGTGGAGTTGCTACGATTACACTTACTGCTGATCATGAATTATATGAGGGTGATAGAGTTAAACTTGCAAGCGTTGGTCTCAATGGTGGTCTTACATTCCCAGTCAATAATGTTGATCCAAAGCACTTCTATGTTAGAAGAAGAGTAGATGATAGAACGATTGAAGTTGGTGTTGGTAAGCAAGCAGTTTCTGGTATTGATCCCGCTACGAATACTTACAATACTGGGGGTACAGTACAGTTTGTAAATCCAACTATTCCTACATCATCAACAACTATCTCTAACTTTGTATATGAAGTAGATAGAAACGATGCTGATTTCGGTTATGCTATCATCACAACTAGTGCTGCTCATGGTCTCAATACTGGTGATACAATTGAACTGAACGGTATTGAAACAAACTGTAAGTATACTCCACAACCTAAGATCTACCCTGCAAAGGATGATGAAGATACTTATCCAATTGAGAATGTAACAAGTAATAGTTTCCAGTTCACTCTGAAAACTTCTACTATTGTTCACACTCACACTCAGTTTACTGGTAGAGTAACAAGTTTAGGTCTCAGACCTGGCAGTGGTGTTTATCTCTATAAAAACAAACAACAAAGTGCAACTACAACACAGAATAATGTAGGTGTAGGAACCAATACTTCAAACTCTGTTGTTGATGGTGGAATTTATTATGTTGATTCTATTAAAGGATATAGAGCAAAGTTAACTAAGGCACCATCAAATGGAGAAAGCAATGCATTTACCTTAGGTAGTGCGGGTATTTATAGTACTGCTCAGATCACTCCAATTAATTTGGGTACATCTCTTAGAGAATATAAGTTAACTCCAGTTCAAACCGCAGGTACTGGCGACGGCACAAATGGCGGCATTGTTTATAATCCTACAACAGGATTGATGACAATCAACTTCTCAAGTAACCACAATCTAGAAACTGGAGATTTGATTAAGATTGATGATTACTCACTGGTCTTCACTTGTGGTCAGGATAGTCATGCCACTGAGCACGCATATCCAAGACCATACAATCCAAATCTTGACGGTACTCCTGATCCTAATGGTAATGCAACATCAAATACAAGAGCACCTGACCCCGTAAGTGGTAAGTGGATTCCTATCACGAAGGTAGATGACACTTCATTCACTGTTCAGGTTCTTGCAACAGTTCCTTCTACAGATACTAGCACTCATAGATTTGTTAGATCTGCTGATAACTGCATTGCATTCAAGAAATTTACTCCATATATTGTAACTCCAGCACCATTTATTCTTCCTAACACTGCTAACTTTGCTTATAGAGGCACTGTAAATAGCACTGATAAGAATAAGATTGAAACTCTTAATCCATATGGTGCATTCCCATACAGATATAGTTATGGTGATGCAACCGCAGATAAGGTAGGATATATTACTACTAATCTCTCACTTACAAGTGCTGCAGCTGCAACCAGTTTGAGAAATGATATTGATGATGTCAATAATAAACTCTTGAAGGAGTGGGTATACAACCACGTTAAACCACAACACTGGGGTGTATACGAATACAGAGTTCCTAGATCTAGATTCTCTGGTGAAAAGGTACATGGTCAAGACGAAAGTCCATATACTGATGTCCTTTACTCTGACGTTGTATATGCAAATGGTGCTCAGAACTTCCCAGGTCAACAAGTTAAGGATCCTGCAACTGCTGCTAACCTGACTGCATCATCAAATTGGAACTTGAATCCTGAGAACGTTACCATGTATAAGATTGAATTCTCATGGTACGGTGCTGTTGGTGCTCTCTTCCTTGCATACGTTCCTCTGGACTCTGGTGAAGCACGTTGGGTACGTGTACACCACCTCAGAGCATCTAACCAGTTGAAGGTTGCATCATTGGGTAACCCAACGCTACCTATCACATACTCTGTATATGGTGGTGGTACTCAGTTCTCTTATGGATATAAGAATGATAAGAGAACTGATAATACGATTGGGTATTCAAATTCATACTCTGAATTCCTTGTTAAGTATGGTGCTTCATACTACATCGACGGTGGTGACCGTGGTACAGTTCGCCTGTTTAACTATGCAACCCCACTTTCATCTGAAGTATATGGTTCTAGATTGAGATTTAATATTACTGCTGGAAATAACCGTGGAGATGGTGGAGATCTTAATGATCCATATCCATATTTGGATCTTACTGGTGCAACAAATACTAATGGTCCAACCATTACTGCTGCTGATTATGCATTCTACATGGGTGCCTCTGTAATCACACCAAACAGAGATACTAATGTCAAGGTAGCATGGGTTGATGGTGCTAACGAAAGAATTTATCTGAGCAAACCAATTAGTGCTGCACAATCGGGTGATTTCTTCTTGGTCCTTGATCGTCCTAACATTCTGGTTGGATTGAATTGTAGAGAAGCAGTTAATGGAGTTAGAAATAGAATTCAGGTATATCCTACTAGATTGTCTATTGGTAACTCCAATCAACCTGCTACAATTAAACTGATCAAAACACCAGTATTCCAAACTAAGGATGCTATTAATGCTGCATCATTCAGCACAACTTATGAGGTTGGTGATGCATTAACCATTGGTTCTATTGGTAGACCAACTGAATTAGTTGGTGCTAGAATTGATGCTGCAAGCAAACCATATCTTGAGAACTTAACTTCAACCTATGGTTACTTTAGAGGATACTATGAAGGTGATAGTGGCAACATCATCACTATCTTTGGATTACTTCAAAGAAATGCTAGCGGTACATATCTGTTCAATTCTTACTTAAAGTATAGTCAGAACATCATTATCTTTGGTGACTTCTTAAGAGCAGGTGAGTTCAGAGAACCAAACCCTGCTGCAAATGGCATTAATGCTGCAGGAGTTCCTGCACCTACAAGTGATCCTTTGACATCACTTTCTGCTATTGCAGTATCTGATGAGCAAAGAACACCAATTCCTGGAACTGGTCAAGTTATTACAACTCTGTTCACTCCATCTAATAGTGGCGAACAATTCCCGTTACAGCAATTCTTTGACTACAACAAAGATTACCTTTCATTCCCATTAACCGATGAGGTTGAAAGTTTGTATATTGTTGGTAGTGTAAATAGATTATATGACTCAGCAAACCCTGAGACGGAAATTAACGCTGCTATTACTTGGGAGGAACAGTAATAAATGACACTGGAAGTACCATCTTTCGATTCGTATTATTTACCGACTAATCCTAAAGACACTACAGTATTAGTCGGTAGTTCCTTTGACACCAAGATTGGATATAATAAAAGAGCTGCTGCACAAACAGATCTTTATGTTATTCTTCAAGACATTGAAGGAACTCCCCTGACGGATGCTGATGGGGAAGATCTTGTTGCGGCAGTAACTGGATTCATCACCAGTGAATTAACATCAGAAAAGGCATTGGGAGTTAATCTTCCAACTATTCCTGAAGAAACACAAACATTTTACTACAATGTGTTTGGTGATGCATTTGAAGTAAGAAAGAGGCAGGTTGGTGCTGCAGTGGGTGGGGGAGATATTCTCCCCTATGTTAAGATTACTAATCCTTCCAACGCATTTAAGTATATTCGTGAGAAGAACACTATTGAGATTGCGACTGGAGATATAAAATATAGAATTGACGAAAATGGTCAAACTACCACAGATACTATTGGATATGAATATGAAGAGTTTGTAATTTCGTCTACATCAGAATCTACAGATGCAAATGGTAATTTAGTTATTACTTATTTCTTAGGATCTGAACCATCTAATGATTCCTATGGTTCTAGTCCTGCTCGACCAGTGTCGATGATTAGAAATAAGGTCGAAAAGGTTAGAATCTCTACTTTAAAAGTTGAAGAGGTATTCCCATCTACATCAGAAGTTAGTACAACTCTGCTTGGTATTGATAGAGCAGAAACTCAGTTAGGATTATTCTCTAACGTATCTACATATGGATTTAATCCTGACGAATTTGTATATTATAATGATAATCCAAATCTTGGTCCAACGAGTTGGGTAACTCGGTTAACAGAAAGTGGTGAACGTCATTACTCTTCACGAGTAGAAGAGGTTGGCAATGAAGGTGCATTAAGAATTTCATCATATCCTGTACCATACTCTTATCCTTGGCCACCATTGTCTCAATCATTTAATATTGAGGGTGATGATATTATTGGATTGTATAGTGAAGAGGGTTGGAGAAAGTGGCAGAATTGGTTAAGATTGGGTAAAAGTTTGTATGAATATTTTGCCACCCAAAGAGATGCACAGGGGGTAAGTAACAATCCCGATTCTCCAAGATATAAGTATAATCTTATATTATCTAGATTCTTGCCAGCGATTAATCAATGGGATGATAATAATTTTTATGGTGGTCAGTTTTATGGCGATGACCTCGATAGGTATTATTTACAAATTTCTATCTGGACTGATACTTGGAGAAAGATCTCTGACGGTGAATTTAGAGAACCAGTTTTAGGTACAGTAATTAACTTAACGTGGTTAAAGAGTAATATTCCTATTCTTAGAGGTACTGGTACTGATCCTGTAGCAAGTGCAGGTTCATATGCATCTGGAACGGTAAACAATGGATCAGCTTCACCTGAAACGTATTTGAATCCATATCTGGAAACTTGGAAAAATGATACGTTTATTTCTGCAGCATCATCAGGTGGAGATCCAATTCTGTTAGATTTTGTGCCTGGATATGGTGCTTCGGGTAATACTTTTACTCTGTTGCAATCTAGACAGGCATTTAGATACCAACCTGGTCGTATCAGTGGATACACCTTTGGTACTAGAGCGACAATGACCAAAGATACTGCTAATAACTATGCAGAATGGGGTATCTTTAATGACTTTGATGAATATGTATTCAGAAGAGAAGGTGCAAACTTCTTTATTGTAAGAAGATCTAATGTACACCTTCCATTATCATCTCTGCAGGAACTTGGAGTTGCTGATGTAGATGGTAACGTAGATGATGAACGTGTACAATACTATGATAAGACAATTGGTGGAACACTATACACTATTCAGGAGATCTCATTACCAAGAGAAAGATTTAATGGTGATAGTTTGAATGGTAATGGACCTAGTGGATATCTGTTGACCACAGATGAAATCACCATGTATAAGATTGAATTTGGTTGGTATGGTGCTATTGGTCTTAGATTATATGCATATGTACCAGTCGAGAATGGTAAAGCAAGATGGGTAGTTGTTCATACGTTTGTCATTGAGAACAAACTGTTAGAACCATCGATGGGTGATCCATTCTACAGGTTCAAGTATGAAATGCGTGTTGGATCTCAGCAAGGACCTAGATTGAATGAACCACAAGTTCTGTACAAGTACGGTACTTCGATGTATATTGATGGTGGTGATGAAGGAACTGTAAGTGTATACTCTCAAGTATCTGATACCAAAACACTTCCATTTGCAGTTGGTGGTGGAAACTATACCAGCATCTTTGGCATCTATCCTAAGAAAACTATTTCTAGTGGTGGCGTTGATGCTAATGGTCAAAATGTTTCGATTCCAAACAAGAAAATTATTGTTCCCAAGTTAGTATCCATTACTGCTACTGGTGTTGATTCACAAGAAACCAATGCAATGGCAGAACTAAACTTCACGAAATGTGTTGGATGTTCTGGATCTGCATATCTGTATATGCCAGACATTGAATGTGGTGTTCATGGAGATGTTAGGAAGATCAAGAAGATTGATGATGCCACTGGAGATTCAAACTTCACACTTGCACCTATTACAAAAGAAGTATTAGCAGTTGAATTGCAGGGAACAAGATTAGTTATTCCAGATACAAATTATATCAGACAGGGTGATTACCTTACTGATGACAATAATGTTGGTAATATTGTTCCTGGTCATATTAGAAATCTTTCATATAGAGGTGTGATTGGTAATATTACTGATGGTGGCACGGGGTATACTGTAAGTACTACTGTCGTTGATGTTCCATTAACTAATGTCTCTGGTAGTGGAACAGGACTGACTGCAACGATTACTACTGATGCTTCAGGAGTTGTTACTGAAATTCTAACCTCACGTCTTGGTACTGGATATCAAGTTGGAGATGTATTATCATTTGATGGATCTTCTGTGGGCGGTGGATCTGGATTTGAATTTACTGTAACTCATATTAATACGTATAAGATTTCAACAGTTCCTAGTGGATCAACTTCTGGTTCTCAACCATCAGTTCAGGGAGTAACTGCAGGAGATACGTTAACTATTCAACCAATCTGGGTTCTTACTGAGCAACAGAGAACAGATTATAACTTAGAGTATGTTGATTACAAATCAAAAGCAATTTATACTCGCTTGTGGAATACTTACATTGGTAATAGTGGCAGTGGACAGGCATACGGGGATGGATTTGCTACTATTGATTTATTAGGATATGTGAATGGCGATAGATTTAATCTTGATGAAGTCAGATTCTTATCTCCTCAGAAGATTGTAACCAATACTAGTTTGGGTGCAGGTCAAACCCAAACTCCAACAGATTTCTTTGGTGATCCAGATACTGAAACTTTTGATGTAAGATTATCTCAAAAGAAAACTAGCATTGCTGGTCCTAATCCATTATCTGGTCCTACAGGTATTATTAGATTTTTAAATCCAATTAGAAGAGAATCAACGGGTCAATTGGCAGAATGGGAGATGGGATTCACTCCATATCGTCCAGTATTTAATGCCCAAACAGGAGAATTGACAAAATGGGTAAAACCCGATGGAACTGATTATGTAGAGACAAGAGAAGTTTACGATGAAAGTACAAATTCAATTGTCACTCAATCTGACGTGCTTGTAAAGAATTTACCCGATTCTTTAACAGTAACATTAGATTACCACGCATACGGTATTGATGTTACCAATACTGGATTTGAATCTGGAGAAAGTTGGTATGGTGCTATTCATCCATTTACGGATGATTTTAGAATCGCTAATCCTCTTGGGAGCAGCAGTGGTCGTTGTTCTAATATGAGATTGGAGAAACAACCAACTACAATTAGAACTGTTGAGCAAGTCACTGCAACAGATCTTTCTACTATTTCCAATGCTCAGTGGGGAGATTCTTTCGATACTAATGCAGAAAGATTAGCATATCTTTCTAGTTCTACTTATTTCCTTAAATCATCGGGAAGCACTTCAATTTACGGTGGAACTGGTAGTCCTATTGGTGGACAAGTAGCAGTAAACCCAGAAGGAACTGATAGTTATATCAAGTTCTTCTATGATTCTAATGGTCAGAACGGACAAGTTTGTAGATTCTCTGGCGATGAAAAAACTTACACCGAGACCGTTCAAGGAGTTTCTGTTCAGTATAATGTAATTCCAATCAAAACAAATGATTTATCAACTGATATCAATTTAAAAGATGCTCGTAATTTGAGTGGTAATAATATTATTCCTACTGCAGATACTGAATTTAATATTGCATATAATGGAGTTGTTCTTAGAGCATGGTTCTCTGGGGGTGATAGGTATGATGCTCCAAACTCATATACTGGTGGTGGAAACAACCAAGCAGTATTTGACTTTGATGCATTCCCACTTTATGCATATGCTAAACTGAGAGATAAAACTGAAATTAGAAGTGCTGAACTTCATGATATTGACTCTTTGGGTAATCTTTCTACTCAACAACCACAATGGAAGAGAGTATTCAATCCTGTATATAATCCAGCAACAGGAAATACGGAAACCGAAGACCCCGCAACTTATGGTCTTGAATCCAATTTAAGAACGGGTCAGTTAAATGTTAGTGGTGTTGGTGATTTGACTCAAACCTCAACAGTTCCTGCTGATGATGTCATCCCAGCGGCATTCCAGCAGGTATCTAGATTGTCGTCAGCACAAATTGATACTCAAGGATCTTCTATTTTAAGACCTGGCAATAGATTAACGACCCTATATATTAATAATGAAACAAAAACATTTGATCTGGATGATGTGTTTGGAGCGGATAGAAAAGTAATCACTCCAGATATTGTTAATACTGAAGCTGTTTTTATTGTCGGTAGGGCAATTGGAAATACCTCAGTCGATATTCAAATTAATATCACATATGTAGAGCAGTTATAAACATGGCAATCAGAAACCCAGTACTTTTCGGTCTTAAAGTATCATTCTCACTTACTGATGTAGAATCTAAGAATACTGCTCTTAATAGTTTAGGGTTGGATATCAGAGACCTTGCAGTTATTGAAGGAATCTCTGAAAATCTAAGAACAGAAGAACTTCAGAACGTATCTGGTTTAGATGTTAATCTTACCAGGTACTTAGATCGCTTGAAATCAGATAGTAATCGTTATGTTGGATTAATTAATTTGATCTCTGGGTACATTACCCCTACCAGGGGTAATTTAGAGGCATATGGGGCGGTCTCAGGCGGTGCTATGAGGTTCCAATTCATCCCCAATGATAAGGGTAATAATGTAACCAAAAACGATGTAAAGTATGGTGATATCTCAACGTCTAGAGTTAGTGCATGGAGTGGTGGATCTGAAGGAGATCCCACCTCTGCTATTTCTTATGGTGCATCTGTCCAAGTTAAAGGTACAGTGAAACTTGGTAACTCTAGTTCATATACCGTTCCAACAAATCAGTCGATCTTAAATGTATTAGATACACCAGAACCTGTAAGATTTGATACTGAAGTACCAACTGACATCATCAAGATGGATTTGAATGGTACAGATGGATATTTGTATGCAATGCGTGGTATTCCCCAAATCTTTACCACTGCATTCAAAAACATTGCAATGGACTTTACTTTCGATCCATATCCTGTTAATGGTGTAAATAAAACTCCAATTTATACATTGACTGATACTGATAGTGGATATGAAATTGTATCAAGACCTAGTGCAACTACTGTTTCTAGGTTGAGATATAATACTACAAGTTTTAAAGAAAGACAAATTCGGGTATATTTCCCTCCTGCATATATCAAAGGGATTGTTGGAAACAATATCAATCTTACAACATTCCCTGTTGTAAAATATCCAAATGCTACATCATTTACTTTTGCGAACAATCTGCTAACTGAAATGCCAGATTGGACTACAATTAATTATGTTCAGACATATAATACTGCAAATCCTCCACAGATTACCAGCGAAAGTACAACATTATTTACAATCAATCTGCAAAATAATTATCTTTATCAAACTGGTATTGATGAAGAAAAGCAATTTGGATCAAAGGTACTTAAGAAAATACCAAAGAGATTGAGAAATTTGAATCTTCGTGGTTGTTATAATGGTCATACTGAATTTCTAAATCAAGAGGAAATGATGGTATTGAAGGTCACTCAAAGTGAGTACAATAATGTCATTATTGATAAAGATACCAAACAAGAGTTTACCTTTGCTATTGGCAATCCATCCCAATCAGTAGTGATTAAAGGTAAGTATTTTGACAAACACTCTTTCTCTGGATTTAATGATTCTGGCGTTGCTGCTACCATATACTATGTTTATGTTGATGAACCATCATCGACCACTAATATTACAGCAATTCCAAACTATTGGAATCAAATTGATGTTCTCGATCTAGCAACTAGATGTCCAGAATTGCAGGAGTTAAATCTTCAAAATTTAAGTAATCGTAGAATATTCAGAACTTCAGCATCAAGAATTGTAGACAAAACTAGCACTACAGCAGGCGTTAGAAACATTTCGTATACTACAAACCAAGAAGAGACCCCAAGAGTTAATATTAAAAACATTAGAACTTATAATATCTACGATTGCTACTTCACTAGAATTAGTCCAGTATTTGAAGATCCAGTTAATAATGGTGGACTACCTAATGATCAAAATTCAGCATTAAGAACTTTCCAAGTGGGAGAGAATGAGGCATTAACATCATCGGGATTGAATTTTACTAGAATGGCTAGTATCAGTTCTATTAGTTTATATGATACTGCATTACCTCTTCCAACGGGATTGGAAAATAAAACAAGTTTGTCATCATTAAACTGCAATTATACTAGATTCCCAACTAGAAGTCCTGCTCCTGTTGCTTGGACTCCAAGTGGAAGTGCTGCTGGCGGTAATCCAATCGCTCAAAACAATACTTTGTGGAGCACTACGCAACCTACAGCATTAGGTAACTACGCATTAAATGGATGTTCTAGTTTAAGAAGTTTAAATTTCTATGCATCATATCTTGATGGAATGATTCCTAAGTTTTTGGGTAATGGTAATCTTAGAACAATTGACTTTAGATATTCTAGAATTGAGGGTGGTCGCCCTGGTGGTATTGGTGCATCATTTAATGGTGGTGAGCATGGTAGAAGATATATTATGTGGGATGATACATTTGAAGAAGCACAGAGAATCAGCACTATTAGAATTATCAGTTCAACCTTAGGTAGAAACATTGGCACATGGAATGGATCTACTTATACTGGAGCAGAATTCGAAGCAGCTACATTTAATCTTCCATCCTTATCTTATCTTCAAATTCAATCTACAGGTGGTTACTTAACTGGAAACTTCTTTAGCACTTCTGGTGCTCCAAACTTAAGATATATCATCTCGGAAAATAATGGATGGGGTTCTGGAACATCAACTGGTAATACTCCACTTCCATCATTTGGAGCAAACAGTAGAATTTATTACATTGCGTTGAGAAACAACAAATTCAATGGTTCAATTGAACTTGTAAACCTGACAAATTTAAGATATTTCTATGTGTCCTCAAATGAAATTCAATCCGTTGGTAACCTTCAAAATCTCAGCAGATTAAATTATTTCATTGTCGGTAATAACCAAATCTCTTCTGCTTTCCCTGATTTTACTAACGGTGCTCGAAATATTCAATACATTTCTATGAATAATAATCAGATGACTGTATTTGGGCAAGGTGCATTAGCAGGTGCTACCCGTCTAAGATCCCTTGATGTGTCTAACAACTTGTTTAACTCTGCTAATATTGATGCTATTCTTGAAGATCTCTTGGCAAACTATAATGCTGCTAGACGCAGTGGAGTTATTGTCAACCTCTCTGGTAATACAGGTCAACCATCATCAAATTCTGTAACCACTCCCACTTCCTCTACTACAAAAGAAGGTGAGGAAACTATTACAGTGACTCAAGATGATCCTGGAAATCCAACTGCAACTTTTGCAGCGACAACGTTAAATCTTAGAAACGATTCTCCCAATAGCACAACTACATACTTTACGAAGCTATTCATTAATGGATCCGAAGTATCATTGCCCAATGCAAGTGTTTCTATTAACTACTCAAATGATTCAGTAACATTTGCATCAGGATCTGAACCAACATCGGGGACTGAAATTAAACTTGAAGTTTGGAAAACTGTAACTGGTAGTGTTACTACTGTAACTGGTGGCATTGTCATTGTTAATGAGTTAAGAGCAAAAGGTTGGACAATTAATTTCTAAAAATGGCAAATCAAGGTTTTGTACAGGCACTAAACTTAGCAGAAGTTGAAGACGGATCTTTGATCCTTGACAACTTGGCAGGAGGAACTGCATCTAATGATTTAAAGATCTTTCAAGGTGTTAGTACTAAGAAATCTTTATTGTTCTTTAATCGATTTGTTCATACTGCCGTAACTGAAGAATCAGTTAAATCCTTGGAACTGGGAACAAAGTTCATCTATGATAGTGTTTACACATACACAGATGATGATATTGTAGATATTGTTCCTATCAATCTTTTGAAAGATTATGATATTGTGTACAGAGGATTTGACTCTGATGGTAAATTATCCAACCCAGGATCTGGTAAAGACGTAACTTTTAGTAGAGGTGATGGATATTTACCTGGTAAATATGAGATTATATTTAAAGGTGGATCTGGTTTAAATGAATCTGTAGAGGCAATCCTTGAGATTTCTGATGGTCAAAATGTTTTTAGTTATCCAGGATTAATTGGTCAAATTGGAACCATTGAAATTACTGATAGTGGTGATACTCAAGGATCGGGAACTACTTTTAGTGGATTTAAACAAGGTGATGTACTTACAGTCAGTAAGTATAGACAAATTATAGATGAAAATGGAAATACCACAGGAAATACCACATATATCAGCGGTGATTTACCACCACGCATCTCTGGAATCCCTGGAACTGGATTCCAAGTAACTATTATTGGATATCCATGGACAGCATTATTAGTTGGAAACTATACATGGGATATTGCAAATCTTGACACAGCATCTTTAAGAGTTGAGATTGCAAATACTAATGCAAGTTTAAATGGAACATATGATTTAGTTAAGGATGCAACAACCAATAAGCATAAATTTGTACCGCCAAGTTCTCCAACATCAAAATCATATGATGTTAATAGATTAATTTATACTCAAGAGTTCATTGAACGTAATGAGGAATTGTATGATGTAAGTGGAGATGGTTCTTTAACCTCGTGGGATATTGATTTGCTGGAAGTATTCTTTAGAAATACTCAGAACTTCCCAGCATCCACATTTGAAGATGATGTAAAAGATTGGATTGCTGATTATATTACAGCAAACGGATTGCCATCTGGATCTACTAGAACTAATGAGATTCAGTTGTATAATTATATGGAAGGATTAAATCGTTCCATTATGAATGTCGATGGAACAAATCCTACAACTACAACTATTCCTGCAACTGCGATCACACTTCTTCGCAATTATGTGACTGGTAATGGTACTTTGTATTCTATTTCTACTGCTAGTACATTAATTAATTCAGCTACAGTCAATGCATCATCACTTAGTCATGCAATTGCAGTAAGAGTTCCTGTAAGAGAATTCCCAATTTATACTCTTGATACTGAAGGATATGCCAAACCATATTTCCTTTTAACTGTATATAATTCATCTTCTGGTGGATATGTAAATCATTTCAATCAATTTGCTAAATTTGGTAGAAAGATGACTTGTACCACCACTCTGAACAGTTGGATTTCTATTCCTATTGGTGCGTCTGGTACATCTTCTGGCATTGATTGGAAAATTGCTGATAAGTTCACGGGCACAAATACTGATGGAAGTACTCTTTATTATGTAAATGTAGTTGCTTCTGGTGATGGGTTCGCGTCTAACTCTACATTTAGTAATTATAATTTAACAGTACAAACAAGTACCCCTGTTATTTCCACTGCTGATAACGGAACTGAGTATGGCATTTTTGATTCCAATGGTCAGAATACTTACTTCTTGAGATCATTGCCAAGAAGTACTCAAGAAAGTTTAAAGGAAATTATTCTTATTGCTGAAAATTATAGTATACCAACCTCAGAGAGTAATACTTATGGTGGTACAAAAGTACCAACAACAACACTATTCCCCGATGTTATCTTCAGACGTGACGATAAACTGACCGTTGAGAATATTCAAAATTTAGAGTCACCTGAAGTATTAGATAATGAAGAGTCGAACTCTGAATCATATGGATCTACAGGCAGTTTTTCATATGGACTTAATGATGGATATACTGTAGAACTAGAAAACGTTAGTGAAAATGTAGAGCAAGCAACCTATTTAAAAGGTAGTAAGTATAGAATTGATCGCAAATTATACTATGAAAAAGATATTAAAATTGAGGGTCTGATTAGTGCCTTTGACCCAGATGGGTTCAATAGTACTGAGGCAGCATTAAGTCCAACCGATGATGATGTAATATCACCTGGCATTTATATTAGTGATGCTGGATCTCAAATTACAAATAATTTAAGATCTGACTTTGCAGGTAAGACAAGATCATTCTCCAATGATTATAATCCATGGGAGGCAGATCCTGACAATGGTCAGTTAGTGACGACATCAACTGAAGTATCAATTAATGATCTTATCTTTACTCAGGAAGTTTCTATTGATTTACGTAGAGATGGTCAAACTACTGATAATACAAGATTTGTTAATGGTAATGGTGCTCTTGGAGAAACTTTGGCAGATAACTATGCAGTTAATCCATCCAATCCAACTTCATTCAAACTCAAAATGGTGATCAATAACGAAGAATTCTATATCTTGATGAAGAAGGTTTAGAATATATTATTTGGATCTGAACTGCCGATCAGCATATCATAGAAAGTACCACCAAAGTTTACTCTCAACTTCTTATCTACGGGAAGATTACCGAGTGCTGTAGTACCTAAACTTTGAATGTTCAATACTGGATGAGTAGCACGAATACTTCTGACATTCAGTTTTCCACCCATAGTCATGTCTGGTTCATTTACTGTGGTTGCGAGACCAAGTGGTGAACTATCAAACGGTGGTGAAGTATCAAGTGGAGGGCAGCACAATTCCTTATTAAAGGTTACTGCACTACCAGAAAGAATAGCAGATCCTTGAGCAAAGGTGTAAACAGAACGTTGGTTAGTTGTATTCTGTAGATATTGAGTGGCACCAGTTCTAGTTGTATTTGGATGGAACATCCTAATAAATGGTAACCTCTCCTCAATAACGCTGTTTGCTCTTACTAACTCATAAGTTTTATTTCTATATTGAATATAGTCATAAGTTGGAGTCGAACCAGTAATTCTAAAATCTCTATAACTTGGTTGTAAGTTAATCAAGTTAGCAATTCTTTGATTACCAGAATTAGTTTTCTGAGTATTGGTCAGCAAATTGTATGGTGTGATTCCACCAGTATTTGTGTTGCCATCAGATACAAATGCTGCACCAGCAAATGACTTAAACCACATCAATTTTCTAGTTCCATTTACTTCATGATATCTTACATACTGACCTGAAGTAAGAATTCTATTTGGACCATTACCATTAACTGGAATACTTCTCCAGTTATGGAAGATAGTTTCTGCTTGTGTTGCAGTTAATGTATATGTACCAGTTATTTGTGAAAATGTATCAGCTCTAGTGTTATTAGTAACATAATCATTATATCTGAAGTTAAGTTCAGTATAATCACCCAAACCAGCGTTTTGAGTGACTGTTTGAGATGCATCACTACTGATTTCATAATTAGAGATAGTTAAACTTGAAGATGCAACTTCAGTCCAATTCAATACCTTATCCAGTACATTTCCATTTTCATCTGTTGTAGTATCTGTATTGACATATACTTCATCAAATAGTTTAACAATCAGATAGTATTTGGTAGAATTGGTTGTTGTGCCGAGAATTCCATCACCAATGATTCTAAGTGCTCCCTCAATAGTACCAAATGGAATGTAACTTGTGGTTTGATTCTTGAGGTTATTGAATCCAAGTTGCTCAAGATATACTGCAGTGTCAGATGTATTTGATACCAATCTAATACTAACAACATTATCTTTAAATCTTCTGGTAGGATTGGCAGATTGAGAAAATGCTACATTAGGAGCAACAGCAGTTAAGTTATCATCTACCCACCATGCTGCAGAAGAACTACCAGTAGTTTGAGTATTTCTATACCATCCAGTTTGAAGAGTTTCAGTCCATAGATCATCTAAATCTTGTGCTGTTCCTGAAGGATTGCTATAATGTAATGCAACATAACGAGTATTAATATTAGTTACTAATGCACTCTCTCCAGTATTTGCATCTGTTACTGTGACAGTTTTATATGAGTTCTGAGCACAGTTTGTATTATTGCAATAGGTTTCAAGTGGTTTGGTAATATCAATACCTCTATCATAATATACAGCACCTAATAAATCTCCACCAATAGTAGTATAAGGTCTGTTCAACCATACTTCACCCTTATCTGTTGTTCCTGATGGTACAAGATTTAATACTCTTCTATACTCAGTTTGATCTGATGGATCTTGAGATGATACAAATACCATTCCCAGTTGAACTTCACTTACATCACCTCTATACTTGAAGACCTGACCGATACCTGGACCTGAAATTGAAGCACCATTTGCAGTGCTAGTAAAAGTAATGCCACTTACAGTTGTAGTTGCATCACCAGAGTTAAATGTAACCGCAGCTCCGTTTACACTATATGTGCCAAATGGGAAGATACATGTATTTGTTGGAAGTGTATCGTTAAATCCTAAGAATGTGGAATCAGTATCCCCATCTCCCTTGTAAGGTACAAACAGTGGAGTGACAAGTCCACGGTGATTATACACCAATACATTAATACTACTGCCAGATTGCAGTGTATTCTTGCTCAATACAACATCATTACCACCAACACCTGAGGATAACTGTTCAGTTATTCTTGTTCCTGTGCTGAAGAAATAATCTTCATATAAGTTTCTACCATCACGCAATGTAATATATGAACCGATCTCAGCATTTACTGCGGTGTTTAACGACACCAATCTAGAATTATTTACAAATGTACCAGTTAATTGGTATACAGAATCATTATATTTTACAGGAGGTACATATGTTGACTGAACTGGTAATGTGCTATAGAATAAGTTATATTGATCACCAGCACTGAGTAATTGTTCGCCACCAAATGCTCTTTGATCGATACCAGATTCTCTACTTGTTCCACCATATGGAACAGAGTTATCTAAGAATACTTTAAAGTCACCGATTTGGAAGAACTTGTAGTTAATATCATAAAGATATTTGTAATTAAGTGGACCATATCCAGAGGTTTCTGATGCCATCCACAGAACCCATGCCTTTTCTTGTACTTGACCTGCATTTGGAACATCATCATCTCTAGTATAATATGTCCAATCAAATGCATACTCCTCATATGCAGGTAAGAATTGCTCAATAGTAATGAATTTTGTTCTTGGGGTTTGTTCTGCATATCTACCAACAAAGAATAGATTATTTGTTGGGGTTGTAGCGTCAATAGCATCACTCAGGTTACCAGTTTGATATGTTGTAGTGATTGCAGTGCCAGTTGTCCCCCCCTCAAATGAGAATGGAGTATGGCGTGCTTGTTGGTCATTATTACCACTACCATCAACAGTGGTATAATTAGTAACATTTTCATTATAATCTTGAGTGATGCTACATGTAACTTGACGAGTAGAATCATCTAATCCAACAACATTAAAGCGACGAACACCAAAATCTGCATCTGCTGAGCGTCTTCTATAATCATAGATGTAATCATTCAACATAATATGGTTGTAGTAAAATCTACCAAGTGCCGTATCTGCAAAGGTAATAGTATTACCCTGAATGGCGAATTCTGCACTATTAAGAGTTAACTTGTGGTGAATAGAATTGATATATGTCTTTTGATCTCTTCTATCCCATGCATAGAATCTAAAGAATCCAAAGTATGCATTGTTAGAGGTAACCTCTGGTACAGTAGTGATATCTACATTCTTTAAGTTGAAATCTTTAGTGACTTCAACGAAGAATTGATTGACACTGTTAGGTTCACCTGTAACATAACGGGTGAACATTTTATATTGCTTTGATACCAGAGGTCCTTTCTTTGCCTCAATATATGCAATATCATCAGTTGCAATATTGATAGCATCATCAAGAGTTACTTCAATAAAGGTTCTAGAAGTATCTTGTAGGATACCTAACAGAGTATCAACCCAGGTTCTTGCTGTACTACCTATTGCTAATGAGTTTCGATATGTCGTTAAAGAAGTAATAGTTGCTGATGGGATTCTACCATAAGACAATCCAGTAGATGATGGAGTATTGGGGTCTTGGAATTTGAATACAGTAGATCCAGTTGTTCTAAGATAGAATCTAGTTCTGCCTGACGTAACTGCTTTAAAGAATCCTTTCCAATTTACACCACCAAACAGAGAGAGGAATGTATCTCTGACTTTGTTACCATATACAAACTGACCACGTTCCCAGAAGTTATCGGACTCTGTTAACTCTTCACCAGTAACAGAATCAAATACTCCATTGAGGATGAGATCACCATTTGAGAATGCATAATCTTGTAAGTATTGGAACCCATTGACAATGCCAGAGGTATGGGTTAAATTGTTTGCAGTCGTAGCATCAGTAAGAACAGCTCTATAAACTCTGTTCTGTGAGGTTCTAATGACATCACCATACTCATAAACCCTATTAAGAACTAATAGGTCTGGTGTAATAATAATATTCTCTGAATCATAATAAATTGCATTTGGACCATCACCACCATAGAAGAATGGTTCACCAGTAGTAAAGTATGCAGTATCTAATCTATTCTTAATCTTAATAAGAGGAAGATAGATGTCTGGGTTAGTATCTTCATCAATCAGGGGCAACCCTGTAGTAGGATCAATAGTTGTTTGAGTAAACTCTACAGCAATACCATCCAGGGTATTAAATGTGTCTGCTGTAATATCAGTAACATAAATGTCTTTGATTGGATCTAAATCTCTGACCGAGAATACTTCACCACCAGACATACTATCTGTTGCCAGGATGTTACCTAACGCAGTTTCTGGACTCAACAGATCACTGAGGTTGAAATCTCGTCTTAGACCAATTCTATTAAATAACTTTACTGCCATGAGTAGAGGGGTTGCCTTTTCCCACTATTTATGGTATACTCATTTAGTCAACCCGTTATTTATATGGACTTCGCAAAGTATCTCGCAAATCTTGAAAACCAATTGAAGATGGTCAACTCTGACATCATGGAGAAGGAAGAAGAACTCCAGAAGTTAAGAGAGTTTCGCTCTCAAGTCAAAGGTGGCATTGAAGTGGTGAAGCAGATTGAATCTGATTCTGAATCCAAACCATCGGCACCTGTTCAACTACAACAGGAGATCAGGAACACAGTCAAAGAGATGACAGAAGAGTAACTGTCACACACCCCCTTGACCTAGGTCACCACTCGGAGTATATTACTCGTGTTGATTGGCACACGCCTCAAATCAACACCAAGTACTTTGCTATTTTTACTAATGTTTTACCAAGTCGATCGTCCTTGCGGTGTTCCTGATGCTAAATGGTGGGAGCAAAACTGCAAGGTGAAATCCTTTCGTACCGTTAATCCTATTGGATTCAAGGTTCGTCCTATCACTGAACTGAATAATGAGAATGAAGCAGGTCAGAAACTGAACCCAGCACGTTCTCAAGGCATTGATTATAAAAATGTTCAGGCACTGCAAGAGAGTTTTATCAGTCGAGGATTTGATACAACTAAGATGCCTCCGATTGTATTACCTGATGGTCAAATTGTCGATGGCAATACCCGAGTAGAGTCACTTCGCAATGCTGACTATGGATTCGTATGTGTCTATGAAGTAGAAATCAAAGATGGATATACCATTGATGATGTGTATGACGAGATCGGTCTTGGTATGAACAATCACTTGTCATCCAAAGCGATGCAACCAAGTGATTGTGAGAAGCGTCTGGCACTCTTCTTTAATCGTATGGGTGAAGAAAGTGTCGAAATGGGTATGAACTGGTTCACTACCTTTGATCATCCTTACACCCAGGATACTGTGCGTAGCATGGTCGAGAAGGTTATTGCTAGAAAGCGTTGTGAAGATACCATGTCACCATTCAAGGCACAAACTGCTAAAGAGTGGTTGAAGAGAAATGGCAAGAATACTGATGTTGTTATTCTTAACTACTCTAACACAAAGCGTAGCAGGGAAACTTATATTCTTCGTGCTATGAAGGAGGTCCTTGATCACTTCAATGAAACCTCCGAGATTCTCCCGATCGTTCCATTCTTGAGTGGGTACGAAGCAGAGGAAGCAGATGCTGCACGAAAGGAAGCTATGGTTCAGGCAAAGATCTTTAATAAAGTATTCAACAATGTTGGTGTTCTTATTAAAGAAGCACACTCCAAGGGTGAAGATTTTGAAATTTTGAAGATCAAATCCTGGATGCCACAGGTTACTGGCAAGGAAACTGACCTTGTGGCAGTTCAATAAGTGCCATGCGCTCCTTGACGGGGCGCTTTTTTTTGTGTATTATTACTAGGTAATCAAGGGAACACCACCATGACCAACACCACCCTGACTGCTGAGAAGGTCGCTGACTACACCGTCATGCTGT